TTAAGATTTAATCGTATACCGCTGATCATTATCCAAAGAATATGCCAGAGGCAACTCCGCATAACTTTTTCCAAGAACAGCATCTGCATTTGCCAACGAAATGGGCTTTACAGCCCAACGGACCTCCCAATCGGCCGTAATGTTATCTTCCATAATAAATTCAGTGTCCAACTTACTAAACTTCAGTGCGTGCTCAAATGTCTTGGTGATGGTGTAACTCAACCCTCCCCTCAAATACACCCCAGAAAACTGCGGCGCATTAGTCTGCTGGCCTGCGATCAAGCCAGGATACATTGGTTTAAGGCCCGTCACAGTATGTGCAGTGCAAATCATCCCATATGAAACACCTCGGACCGTTTCCCGATATGTTTGCGAAATGCGTTTAACTGCAAGGAACTTAGCATCACCGCTCCATGGAAAACCAACACCCTCCAATTGCAAGTTCAACCCAGCGATATGATAGATACCGTCGCCAAACGGGGCTTTTTCAGCGTCGCGTGAAAAGCCACGGGAGATGCTAACCTCGGTCTCACCTGCTTCGTTACCAGGCATAGTCCACCACACAGGATAAAACAAATCTGTAGACAAGCCGGTAAGATCAATATCCTGCTTATAATGCGCGCGACCATTAATATCTTTTGCTTGTACGCTGTTACGCCAAGCAGTGAACTGGCTTGATGCTTCCTCTACTCGCGCATCAATTTTCCCGATTTGGTTGGTGACTGTCTCTGTAAGCTTATTACAAGCTTCCACAACCTTCGTAATAGTCGTTTCAATTCCCATCATCAACTCCCTGTCGACTTTATATTTTCAGCACTTTTGCAAGTATTACTGTTTATCTTCGAGACTCATAACCCTGAGCATCAAATCAACATGGCGGGCCATATTGCCAACCGAAGCAGCCGCCAATATTGTGATCTCTTCGGCCAACAAAATATTCAAGCTCTCACTCCCCACCACAATCGTCACGCTATCCACCGGCAACGGCGAAATATCCAACGTAAACTTCTGCAGCACCCGCGCAGCCGCCGCCTTATACGTCAGCAACTGCCCCGCCACCGAATACACCGCCAACAACGTGCCACTGGCGAGATAAAACCCAAACTCGCCAATCTCATACTCGCCATCGCCATCAAACAGCGCGGCCATGCGCAGTTGGTGCTGGCCCAGGTCTTCGTAATCCACAATTGCCACGCGCTGGCGCTCATCGCGCAGGGCGGTTTCGTTGCCGGTGGGGTGGTAGCGGCCGGTGCCGGCGGCGATGTGGGTGATTTCGCCTTTCAAGCCTTGGTTCTTTGCCTGCAGCACTTCATCCAAACCCTTGGAGGTGAAGCGCACCAGGCGCGTAATGTCATCGGTCATGGCTGCGCCCTGAGGTCGTAGTCGTTAATAGTGTAGTGCTGGGCCACGCCCGCACTGTTAAGCCTTGAACTCAATGCGAGTTCCGGCAAGGCGCCCCACAGCGACAGCTCGCCGTCGCTCAGTGCGCGGTGGGCGGCGCCGGTCATCGGCAGCCCACCGAACACTTCATGCACCAGGGTGATGGTGGCCAGGTCGCGCTCGCTCTTGGCCGCGTTGATGCGGCGGATCAGGCGGTTGTGGTCGCCACTGGACCAACTGCGGCCGATGATCGCCTGCACGTCAAAGGTGTAGGGCTGGGCCGGCGGGCGCTGTTGGTACCAGGCCAGGATATTGGGGGTGAACCCCAGGGACTCGACCGCGTGGCTCAAGGCCTTGGGCGTCCCGGCCTGGCGCTGGATCTGCCAGGACAGTGCCACCGTCAGGCGTTTTTCGGTTTCGCCGGCAGAGGCATCCCATTCGCTGACGCCACGGTCGGCGGCCAGGTAAGGCAGGAATGGCGCTGGCGTTTGCAGCGGGTTCATCAGCGCCGGGAATGGCGGGACGACCCGTTCGAGCAGGCGGCCAAAGCCCAGGTCCAGCGCCTTCTCCAGCGGTGAGCTGTTGGCGGGCAACAGGCTGGGTGATTGTTCATTCATAAGCTGCGCACCTGTACCTCGACACCCGTGCAATACGGCGCCTGGAACGCCGTGGTGATAATCGGCGCCAGCGGTTCGAGAATCTCCAGTTGCGCGGCCCCGGCGGTGTGGATGGTGTAGTCGATCCAGCTCGGGTCCACGCGCCCTTCCAGGCAGTGACAGGACTCAGCATAGGTCTGCAGTAACTGCTGGGCCGCCACTTGCGTCAGCCCCGAGTCGGGGCCGGCGTTGATCTTGGCCACTACCCGGATCTTGTACGGCACGATCTGCGCGCCCTGCACCGTCACCCAATCGGTTTCCGGGCGGACATCGGGCCGGGCGAAATGGCGCCGCACCCCGTCAAGCAAATCTGCCGACGGTGTGCCATTGCCGGCACGGGACAGCACGGTGACCATCACCTCTCCTGGCGCGGTGCGCCGGGCGTTGCCATCCTTGACCTGGGCGGCATAACCATCCGGGTCGAAGGTGTAGCTGACCGTGACCACGCCCGCAGCGGTACTGTGGACTTTGACCGCCGGTCGCTCGCCGAGGGTAAACACCTCGCGCCGATACTGCATGCGTGAACCGGCGGCCGGCGCGTGGGGTGCCAGGTAGTAACGCAGCCGGGCATCATCATCGCTTTCGAGGGTCGGCGGCACCGGCGGGAACGCCGCCGGGTCGCCGGGGTCGAGCACCTGGCGCTCCAGGCCCATATCGGCCAGACGCGCGTCCAGGTTGCTGCCGGTGGCCCACCACGCCAGCATCTGCTGGATCCGCGCGTTGTACTTGCGCTCATGGGTTTGCAGGCGCACACAAAACGCCTCCAGGGCCAGGGTCAGCAACTCGCTTTCGTTGTCCAGGCTGACCTTGAGCTTGGCCGCGCTTTGCGGGGCGCGGGCGGCCACATAGTCGACGACAAACGCCTTGAACTGCGCCAGCAGCGGCTCGAATTCGTCGACGGCAATCAGGTCGGGCGGTGCCAATTGGTTCTGCCCGGGGATCAACATGCTCATGTCACCACCTCGAAGGATTGCTTGCGGTTTTTCCAGGTGCCGGCAAACCGCAGCAACAGGCCTGCGCCCTGGCGATTGGCGACGATGACTTGCGGCACAAAATCGCCGATGCCGTTCTGCGGATTGTAAAAAGCCTGGGCGGCGTGGCTTTGGGCGAGGATCAGCAGATCGTCGCCCAGGTTCTGCCCCAGCAGTTGCGGGATCAGCGAACCGTACAGCGGGCGTTTCTGCCGTGTGCCCAACGGCGTGGTCAGGGCCCGGGTGGCGCGCTGGACAAATTGCGGCCAGTCGTCCACCACGGCCCCGGTGTTTCTCTCAATTCCGATCATGGCAAATCCTTATGCCGTGCTGATAACTCGGCCCTGGTGATCCACCACCGGGCCACTCAAGTGAACGCCGGACGCATCCAGCAGCATGCCGACTGCACCGACCTGCACACTGATGGCGGCGGCGGTCATGACCAAACGGGCGGCGCCCAGGCTTATTTCCACCTGCTCGCGAGAACCGCTGAATACCGTGGGGCCATTGCTCCAATTCATGACATGGCCTGCGGCGTCATAAGCACTTTGCGTCCCGTCCGGGTAACGCCGGCTCGTCAGGCTGGCCACGCTGGACAGCGGTGGGAAGCGATCACTGTTCAGGCCAAACAGCGCCACTGACTGCCCCCCACCCTCGCCGCCGCCGTAGTTGAGCAACAGGCATTGCTCACCCACTGTGGGGATCCGCGTTTCCGTCTGCGCCCCGGCGCTGGGGTTGAAAAAGCGAATCGCCGGGGTCAGCAACTCGCCATGGCTGACCTTGCAGGTGTTGCTGGCCGCATCAACTTCCTGGCACACGCCGATCCGGCAAAAGCTCTCGGCCCGCCGATAGAGGTCTTCCAGCTGGGTTTCCATCTGTGCCAGGCGCTCGACAATGGGCGCCAATTGCAGGCGTAACAGTGCATCGAACATGGGCTACTCCTGCAATGGCCGGTATTGATCGGGGTCGTCGATATCCGATACTTCCCAGGTCCGGGCAAACAGCGGCTTGCCGATGGGGTCGTCGAGCAGCGGCGGGCCGAGGTAAAGGGTCTGGCTGAAGGACACGGTCCAACTGTCGTAGTTGGGTTCGACCCCCACCGGGGTCGACGGCAGCGCAACGATATTCACCGGCACATCGCACTGGGCCGGCGGCAACTGCCAACGGTTATCCAGCACCAGGTCCATCAGCCGGCTTGCCAGGTCGCAGGCGTCAAAGGGCTGCGCGCCCTGGGCGGCCATGACCTTGAGCGAAATCGACAAGACATGGGCCTTGCGCCCTTCAAGGGAACGTACGCCCGGGCCATTGCGCTCGACCGTGATCGCCACGGCGGTTTCATCCGCCGCCAGAATGCCCGGCGGGCTGCCCACCCGTAGCTCGGGGAACGCTGCACGCAGGGCCTGGCCGACGGCAATCGGCAGCTGTGAAGGTTTTTCAATAAGGGTCATGGGGTGGCTTCCTTGCAACAATCACTTTGAATCCGGGGGCGGGTTGACCCCGATGCGCCTGGCAGCCCAGCGCTCATAAAGGCCGATGGCAACATCGGCGCCGGCCATGGCGGTCAAGCACCCGAGCGCGCCGGCCGTCCAGATCGACATGCCAGCGGCGTACAGCAACATCAACGCTGAAACCCCGCACACCATGCAGGCCCCGGAACGCAGGGCCAGGCGGCGGACCAGCGACCAACCGCGGGCGCCCTCCTTGTCGGCGCGCCACATTTCCCCGGACACGCCGCCGATCAGGGCCAGAATAATCACCAGCCAGATAGGCATTTCTGCCAACGCTTGCTGCTCGTTTGTCATGTCACGCCTCCTGGAATGCGTAAAACCGGCAGGTGGCCGGTGCTTGGGTCAATAGATGGATGGGGTTGTCGGTAGGCATTCCAAAAAGCCCGGTGGCCCAGGCTTTTCAGTAATGCTGTCCTTAGGCGCTACTGGCGCGTTACGGATTCTTCCTTGATGTTTTTCCGACCACGATCCCTGTCTGCCGGATAACTGCTTCTGGTGCTTTACGCTGCACACCCGGGTCAGTTGCCAACCCTCTGAACCGTCAAGGCCGGTTCATCGCTGCCTGTTGTAAAACCGTGAAACTAAAGAGCGTCGGCATCCTTGCCGGTGTTGCCTGGCGTCCTTGCCATCACTCGGTGGCGTCCATGCCAGTGTTGCGTGCCTTCCTTGTCTTCCTTGGCAGCATCCTTGCCGCCTCCACCAGGCCTTGTTGGCTGGCTTGAGATGGAGAATATGCATCTATGCATATACAGTCAATGCATAAATGCATTTTATTTTGCAAAACTTATGCGAATTCGCATAAAAGCCTTGAGGGGTGGGTACTTGGCGGTTTTCCACAGACGAAAAAAAGCCCGCTCTTGGGCGGGCTGCTTCTTACAAAGAAGGGTTAGCGGGCGTACATGCCCCACCAAAAAACGTGACCGAGGATGCTGATCTGCTCTTCCTGGATCTCCTGGAAGCTGTAGTCCTCATCGGGATGCTCATCCCGGTTGAAGCTGCGCAGGCGGATCCCCGAAGGCAGGCGATAGAGCTGTTTGACCCGCAATTGACCGTTGTGATTGATGGCATACAAGTCACCATCCACGATATCGCCGATCCCGCTCTTGCCGGCATTCACCCCTACCGTCGCCCCATCGCGCAGCACCGGCAGCATGCTGTTGCCGCGTACCGTCACACACTTGGCCTGGTCGAACTGCACACCGTTATGCCGCAGGCTGCGCTTACCAAAACGCAGGCTGGCCTTCTCGCTTTCCTCGATGACGAATCTTCCTGATCCAGCAGCCAATTCAACCTCGCGCAAAAAAGGGATCGACACCTCGTCATCATTAACGGGCGTGTCGTCGTCCCACAGGCTTATATCCTTGAGCTCCGAATGCATCGGATCGCGCTCATCCTGCCACGCCGCCCCCGCGCGCCCGCGCAACTGGTCGGTGCTTACGCGGAAATAATCGGCGATACGCGAGATGTGCTTGTCCGATGGATCAACGATCTTGCCGCTGAGAATCCGGGACAGAGTGGATTGAGGCACGCCGGTACGCCGGTGAAGCTCCGTGGGGGAGATCCCGTCGCGATCGAGCAGCTCTCTTAAGACGATTGAAACGTTGCGTTTTTGCATAACGGGGATAGTGACGGGAGTTTGGGGGGTTGGCAAATGCTAATTTGCATATCTGGTGTATGGATATGCGGTTGTATCAGGGAGTTTGTGAACGGCGAAGTGCTGAGTTTGCATGTTAACCTGACGCCCATCGCAAAAAATGCAGAGCTTGTTTGATGGAAAACAGTGCCGGTACAAGCGATCAAAGGATGACGCCGACCGAGAAAAAAATCTCGGACGACGCTTTGGGCTTCGCTCGTTCAAACAAGAAATCCATTGCCAGGCGCCTGACCGATAAGAGCATCTATCTACCAGAGGAAGCTCCGGTATCCGTCTATATGGCGGGTTCACCTGGTGCCGGAAAAACCGAGGCTTCAATCGCCTTGATAAATCTGTTTGCCGACAGCCAGATCCTGCGAATTGATCCTGATGAGCTTCGTGGCGAATTCGCCGCCTATACAGGAGGAAACTCATGGTTATTCCAACGCGGCGTTTCAATTCTTGTTGAAAAAATCGTGGACTTTGCGATGGACCAACGGCAGTCATTTCTGCTCGACGGCACGTTCTCGAATATTGAGGTTGCCAGAAGAAACGTAGAGCGCTCCTTGAAAAAAGGAAGATTCGTACAGATATTGTATGTCTACCAAGATCCAATGCTTGCCTGGGGATTCGTCAAAGCCCGCGAGGCTGCTGAAGGAAGAAAAATTCGCAAAGAACACTTCATTGAGCAGTACTTTGCTGCACGTGACGTGGTCAACGCACTTAAGCTAGAGTACGGAAGCGATATTCATGTGGATTTGCTGCTCAAGCATATCGACAACTCGGGACGGCTCTACAAAGCCGGCGTCGAAAAAATTGACTACCATATCCCTGAGCGACACTCGCGGGCTGATCTAAAAGCCAGGCTCGAACTACCACCATCGGGAGCACAATGATGATTTCGATCAAGCTGGGCTTGTCCAAAGGAGCGAAAAGCCCCTTTGCTGACTTTATTCGTAACGCAAAATCGGATCAAAAAAAGCGCGTCTACAGCCAGGTGCTAATCGAAGCCACCAAGCAACAGAATCTTGTCATGATGCAGGCAGAGGCAAAGCGCACCTGACGTCTATCCCGCCTATGGACAAAAGCCCGGCCTAGTGTCGGGCTTTTTATGGTCCCCTTTTGAGTAAATGTGTCACCTCCTTTTACGTTTTACCTATCCGCTTGCAAACTGCGAACGGCCGACCTCGCGTGTTAACCTTGCCCCCATCGCAAAAAATGCTGGGCCAAGCGCCCCCTTTGCCCCATCACTTTCAACGAATTTGCCTACTACCCAATGAGTAAAAATACGTCCGATCTGTCCTCCCACACCCCGATGATGCAGCAGTATGGGCTGGAGAAGGTCGCACGCCGCTGACTGCGTGGCTTGCAGCGACTCACTGTCTAAAACTCTTATGAGAGATAGCGCCTGTTTCGCCCAATGAAACCGGGATAGGCCGAGGTAGTTTTAGACAGCTTTTTGAGTGTTGCGCTATCGACCATTTACCAGTTCATGATCGCCAGCTCGCCGGTTACCGCCGCCTTGCCCTGTCGTGGGTTTGCGGTGCTGTAGCGGATATCCATCGACTCAAACCGGAACCCATCAAACACGCGCCGGATATCTGGGTGGTCATTGATGCTGACCATCACCTTGCCCTGGCAGGCCCGCATGAACTCGGCCATTCGTTCGTATTGCTCAAAACCAAATTCAGCGCCATACCCTGCCGTTTTCCAGTAGGGCGGGTCCATGTAGTGGAAGGTGTGTGGCCGATCGTATTTCTCGGCACACCTCAACCACGGCAGATTCTCGACGTAGGTACCGGAAAGGCGCTGCCAGGCTTGTGACAGGTTTTCCTCGATCCGCAGCAGATTGATCGGCCGGCCCGTGGTCGCCGTGCCAAAGACCTGACCGGTTGTCTTGGCTCCGAAGGCATGGTGCTGGAGATAGAAGAACCGCGCCGCCCTCTGGATGTCCGTCAATGTTTCCGGCACCGCCATCTTCTGCCACTCGAAGATCTGCCGCGAGCTGAGCGCCCATTTGAACTGGCGCACAAACTCCTCGAGGTGGTGCTGAACCACGCGATACAGGTTCACAAGCTCGCCGTTTATATCATTTAGCACTTCCACCTTCGCGGGCTGCTCGCGCTTGAAGTACAGCGCGGCGCCGCCGGCGAATACCTCAACATAGCATTCATGCTCTGGGAACAGGGCCAGCAGGCGCTTCGAGAGGCGACGCTTGCCGCCCATCCATGGAACGATTGGGTTTGTCATTTTTGCAATCCTTTGCAAAGGGGGTGTTTGTTGGGGGCGTGTTAATTTTTTCGACCGGGAATGTAGGTCAGGGCGCAATGGCCCTGACGTACGCCTGGCACGCCCGCAGCGCGATCAATCCTTGGTCGCCGGCATCGGTGATGGCGATAATTCGTTGAGCATGCGCTGGGTCAAGTTGGGCTCGACGGGCTGCATGAACCACGCCGACGGCGCCGGAGGCGGGAGGCACGTTGCAGCCACTGGCTGAATCCGTGGCGTCGAGAAGGACTGACAGCCGCACATCAGCAGTAGCAAGGCGGTCACGCAGCAGAGCCTGGTTGCGTTGAGCATCGGAAAGTTCTCGGGTGTGTTGTTGATCGGAGGTGGCCAGGGTCTTCTCCAGGGCCAGGCGCCTGCCCTGCTCTTCGTTCACCTGCTTGGCGGCCGCCGCGCTGACGGCAGCCAGCTCGCCCTGGTGCAGGCCGGCCTGCTCGGCCAGCTTCTTGCCCATGCGCCAGTCCTGCACCTGCCAGGTGCCAGCCGCGCTGACAGCCATCGCAAGTAAGATCGCCACCAGAATTTGGCCGGGCGTCATGCCAGCACCTTCTTTGCCCGCTCCCACAACTGCAGGCGATCTTCCAGTCCGTTGACGCCGCCGTTGATGCGCCGGGTGATCTTCACGAACTGCCCCTGATCCGCCAGCGTGTTCAACCCACGGGTTGACCAGAACCAGGCAGCCGACATCGCTGCGTACTGCGGCTGCTCCAGCAGCGTGGGTTGATTGACCAGATCCAGGCCCATCGCTTCACCGCACGCCGCGTAGTTCGCCCGGCCAGTGATCTGGATAAGGCCCCGGCCACGGTACTTGGAGCCGTCGCCCGGCACAGTGTTGCCCAGGTCGGCGCGACCTTCGTAAGCGGCCTGTTGCGCGGTGGGGCCCCAGATCTCGCGCACGTAACGCAACTGGCCCGACTCATGCCCGACCTGGGCGATGAACGCTGCAATGCGCGCAATGGTGACAATTCCGTGTTTGCTCATGGCCGTGTTCAGCACAGGAACAAAAACGCCGGCTTGGCGGCCGGCGTTCGGGAGGATCCGCAGCAACTGCTGCTCGGTGATTGACATGGCTTTCTCCAGGCGAAAAAAACCGCTCGAGGCGGCACCGGTGTTCGATTGCGGATCAGTCAGCGACAGGCTCGACCGTGGCCGGCAGCGGGTACCGGGCCTTGATCGCTGCGACCGATGTAAGCCAGGTGGTGTAGTCAGGTTCACGGCCCTGGCTCAGGGCGTCGTAGTCAGCCTCCAAACGCAGCGGGTCGGACTCGACCAGATATGCAGCGCGCCGAGAGTTTAAAATCGACTCTAGAGTGGCGAGTCGCTCATTCGCAACTCGCTGCTCGGCAGTAAGCATTTTGCTGAAATCAATATTTTTCATTCTGGGAGACTCACATTTCCATCTGGCGGATTGATGATGTCGGCAGGAAAGGTCGCGGCGGACGAGGAATCTATGCTGCAGGGCAGGCGCAGTGTAATTTCCAGGCTGCCATTGGTGCGCGTAACCTCGCCAATAACATAAGCACAATCAATGGCACTTGCCGGGAGCACCGCCCTTTCTGGTAGCTCTCGGAAGTCGAAACGCTCCCCGTTAATGGTGAGCACATCGCCTCTTTTTTTCAGCGTCAGCGATTCTTCGGGGTCAAGGGGGATAAATGGGGAAAGCTTGATAATCATGCGTACCACCTGCCTATAGCAAGGCCTTGAAGTGTAGAGCTATCCGTCGACTGGAATACATCACTGCCCGTCGCAAAAACCCGAAGTGTTGTAGAGGACGTCGATTGATTTGCGCTCGGTACGCCTCGGTTGTACCGGATTTGATCGATCCCGGCGACGCCGCTCGAAAGGATCACTGGAGGCTCTATAAAAACCGCAGGGAATTGCCACTCAACCTGCAAATAAGCCGCCGCCGCAAAGACCGGTGCGAGAACTCGCTTTCTACAAATCATTGTCCCATCGGCGAATTTTGTATAATCACCATTTGCATTTGAGCCTCTCTCGATAATCGCGCCGTTAGCAACTCCGCCGGAAACGGACACGGTACCAACCATCTGTGCATAGGCAGCTGACTTTAGATTATCAGTCCGACCATAGAGATCCTGCGTCATTGCGTTAATCTTTACAGCACCACTACGAGTAGTGTCACCGCCAGCCCCTGTTGGTGCCGTACCGATGTTAATTTCTTGTCTAGCCATATCAAAACCTCAAAAGGATTAAATATATGCAAACTCAGTTAATTGGTTCCGCAAAAACAACCGGCATATACAGCGCCGACGGAAGGTCTACCCCCATCGCCTGAACAACAAGACGGTTATTATTATACTCCCAAATTGCGTATACGTTGCCTTGCCTGGATACGACCCCAGCAATATCCATGGCAATATTATTTAATAGCATATAGTCGCCAGTATCTAATGGTGATGGTGCAGTCCAGCTATACCTGTACTGCCCCGATCCCGGGGGATATCCTGTTGAGCCAAGATATGTCCAGCTTGTAATGGTTCTTGTAAATTGCGCACAAGGTGTACCGCTATCAAATAAAAGCTTGGAGGAGGCATCCCACAAGCGAAACCCATACGCAGCCGTTGGCTCTGACTTGAATGCTCCGGCAAACCAATTTCCAGAAGTTGCCTGCCCCACAATCCCTACAAAAGAAAAGCCTGTCCATGCTCCTGCTGATCCACGAATCAAGCAGAAACACAGCAGGTTTGACTGGCTTGGCCTGACGAATACCAGTGGAGGCTCATCAGTTGTGATCGTCTTTGCGAACGGCACGAACACTCCTGATCCGCTTCCGCTCCAGGCGCCTTTCTCAAGTACAACAAGCCTCGAGAATTCAGAGTCAAGAGTCACAACATCGGAACTATTTGTGAAAGTCACTCCGAAAGACATCAGCGATACCTCATAACTAGTAATCTTTGCGGGCTTGAACCAGTGGGCCCAGTAGAGGCCGCTGGACTTCCGAAGTAAACTGTAACTCCTCCAGAGTTAACAATTGGCGTGTATTGAATTGCTGTCCGCATTTGAGCAGTTGTGTCATAGGCAGCAATAGGAACGCAGACTGCAGAATGTGTCGATGGGCTGACGCCAGGAATAGCTATAAAGCGACTGCGACCGCTCGACTGGACTATTTCTGAATAAACAATCCTTACAGTAAAAGAATTTTCATCCAGCTCCAGAAGACCAGTCGGCCCCCACACCCGAATACCGTAACTCATGCGGAAAGATCCCCCCACTGATAGCGTTTTGCGTCGTTCTCGTCGTAAATCTTGCCGCCTCGATTGTTGATGGTCTGGCGGCCGCCTACGCCGATTGTGCTGTTCAGCTCGAACTCGCCCGTAACGAAGTTGATCATCAGGCCGGTTTTCCCTGGGACGTAGTTTGCTGATTGGATGCTCTGAGTCAGCTTTGCCACACCGATCGATGCGTCTTGAATGAAAGCTGACTTGATAAACGTCTGCCCTCCTTGTACGGCGAACGGCACGGTACCGCCCTGGCCGAGGGCGAAGAGATCAGCATCAATGACGAACTTCGTTTGCAGGCCGCCAGGGCCGTTTTCAAGACCAAGGCCAACGCCAGCCCACTTGTACTCGCCCGTGCTGGTCTCATATTGCAAGCGAACAGACCAACTACCGGTAACCTTGCCGTCGACCGTTTGAATTGCCGTGGTGTTGGTTTGGATGGCTAGGGTGTTACCGTTGACCGAGTTCTTGACCGTTTCGATGCTGGACGACAACGCGCCGTCGGCATTGATGCGTGCGGTTTGCTCGGCAACGACTGCGGCGGTGTTGTTGGCCACCTTTACTTCCACTGTGTCGGTTCGCTGTCCCTGCACCATGTCACCCTCGATCAGGGCGGACTGAACGGACCAGACGCCAACGTAGCTCTCGTCTGAACCGATCAGCGCAGTGTCATCACCTTGGAGCGGTGGATTGACCTGCAAGTAGATGCCGTCGACCTTCTGCGCCGTGGTGGTGACCTTGTCGTCGAGCGTGGTCACCGAGGCCTTGAGGGTGCTAAGCCCGCTGGCCGTTGCGGTTACGCCGGTGACAGGATCATTCACCGTGGTATTCACCGCGCTCAACTGCGAGGCCTGGGCGGTGATGTCCTGGCCTTGCTGCGTGATCGTAGCGCTGTTCTGCTGCACCTGGGTCGAAAGCGCGTTGACCGTCTGCACCACTGTTCCGATGTCGGTCCAGTAGGTGGCGTTCGGCGGTGGGTTGTTTGCCGGTACCGGGCCGTTGGCCTGATAGAGGTGTTGACCCTGACGAACTATATCGTTCAGCACATACGCTTTGGCAGGGTCGTACTCGAGCGCGTCAACGATCTGGTCAATCAGGCCCTCCAGTTCGTCCTTGGCCGCGTCGATGCGCCCGTTTACCGAGCCCGGCCCGCTGCCATCAATAAGATCAATGCGATCCTTGAGGCGCTGCCCCAGGGCGCTCTCGTCGAGCTGGCCCTTGATCTGCTCCAGGATTGGCCCAGCATCTGAACTGGCCTGCCCCATCACTCCACTACCCACCGGATAGAACGGCCCCACGTTGCCGGTACGGTCCACCAGGCGCGCCCAGAAGAACAGCGTCGCACCCGCCAGCAGAGACTGCATGCGGTAGTCAGCCTGCGGATACGCCAAGTCGGCCAGCTTGGTCGCTGCCGAAAGGTCGTTCGCCGGGCCATACCACAGCTCGGTGCGCTGGGTATCCTCGGCTCCAGCTGGGAAGCCCCACTTGATGCCGATCCCGAACAGTTCGCTGGTGGTGGTCAGGAACGCCACCGCCGGCGGCACACCCTCTTTACCCTTCAGGTTGGTCAGGATCGAGTTTCGCCATTGCGACGTGATGTCAAAGGCGCTCACCGCGCGCACCCGAGCTATATAGTCGCCCGCATAAATACCGACCACGTCGGCGTTGGTCAGGCCGGTGCGCAACAGCTTGATCCAGTTGCCACTGTCCTTGCGCCACTCCACGTCATATCCGACAGCGCCGTCTACAGCGGGCCAGCTGATGGTCATTGTCGCCACGGCCAGGCCCTGCACGACTGATGAAGCCGCCTCGACCGAGACGCTGGCAGGTGCTGGAACAACAGTAATAGGAATCACGCTGATCGGGCGCTCCTCCAGCCGTGCGCCGGTGTCGATACGCGCAAACTTGCTCGGTTCGAACTGCAATGCACTGATCTCGAAGTCACCCTCAAGCGTGCGCTTGGTGCGTAGCACCCGGTACAAGGGGATCGCCAGGTCATCAGCATCGAGCGCCCACTGCGACTGCGGCACAGGCGGCTCACTGTAGGCGATGGTCACGGTCACATCACGGTCGCTAACGCTCTGCACTGTTCGCCCTTCGGCGCGGCCACCCGGCAGGTTGATAAGTAACCGATCACCGGCCTTGGCCTGGGTGTTGCGATCAAGCGTCACCACGCGACCAGAAGCTGCAGCGATTCGCCCGCCTATCTCGCGCCCAGCCAGCAACGAGTCGGCCACCGGGATGATGTGACCAGGCAGCGGAATCACGCCCTCCATGCCAGTTTTGAATGACACAGTGCGATCCTGGTTGTTACTCAGAATCGCCCATTTTCCGCGGCGCTGGGCTTCTGAAGCGCGAGTGCAACCAATGGCGCTAAGTTCGATAGGGCGATCACCGTAGCGGCGCTGGAGATCAGGGTCGGCGAATGGAATGACATCGGTGTCGTAGTTATTGGCCCGGTTATCGTAGCTGACCAGGGCCCGGGTACAACGAGTTTTGGCCGAGGTGCTGCCGTACGAAAACTTCCCGTCGATGACATTCGACCTGGTGAATACATAGTCGAAGTCCTGCGCGCGAGGCATATCAGCCTGCATTACCAGTTGGCCCTGAGCCCAGTAGGTCATGCCTCGGTAAATGGCCGAGATATCGCGGAGCAGCGACCAGGCATCAGCCTTGCCTTGCAGATTCATGTCACAAAGGAAGCGCGGCTCGGTACCGCCCAGGCCATTCGGAACCAGTTGATCGCAATACTGGGCGATTCGGAAAAGCTCCCACTTATCAACCATGAACGACTTGATACGTTTACCAAGTCCAAAACGATCCTCCGTGCACACCCCGAACGTGATCCAGGCCGGGTTATTGGTCCAGGCTGACTTCATAGTGCCGTCCCACGCACCGCTGTAGGTGCGTTGGATTGGGTCGTAGTTGCTCGGCACCATCCACCGGCGCGCATTGCACTCCACGGTGACGGCCGGAATATTGGTGAACTGCTCGGCGTCGAACTCGATGTAAAGAAGCGCTGTGTTGGGGTAGCGCAGCTTGGCATCTATCACTTCCGTGATGCCCGCAATCAGCATGGTGTCAGCAATCCTGTTGCTGTTCTGATTCGGTGTCAGCCGCCGGACACGGATCAGCCAACCAGTGGTTGCTGTGGGCAAATCAACGCGGCGCGAGCGCTCGTAGCGTGTGGTCGTTTTGCCGTCTACAGCGTCGGGAAAGACCTGTTGATAAGGGCCGCCATCGGTGGCCACATCAATGGCGTAATCGATACGGTAGCCCACGACATTGCCTTGATCATCCTGCCGTTGTAATGCCGGCCATGCAAAACGTAGGCGCACGGCTGATAACTGGATGTTGGTGATCGAGCGCACCCAAGGCGAATCACTGCGCAACTCGACGTTCAGCGATGTCTCGTTCTCTACCGCTGGAATTCCGGGGATGTAGGTCTGATCGACGGAGCCTGGGCGCCAATCCCACTTCACATTCGGGAAGTTGTAGTTGCCGCTGGCATCACGAATCGGCGTGTTATCCAGGTAGATGTCATAGTCGGTGGGAACGCCGTCAAACTCACCCTCGCCAACAGCAATCAAGAGCTTCGCCAAGTTGGTCGAGCGCAAGCTATCGCTGGCTTCGGTCGGCGACTTCGGCTTACTGCTGCCGCCCTTCTCGCCCTGAACATCGATTTGTGCAACTGCGCCCATGCTTTCCTCCAGGCAATAAAAAACCGCCACTTGGGCGGTCGCGGTGCGGCTCTTCTGCTTACGTTTTGTCCTCGGCATAGATCGAGGCCGAGATAATCATGCCGCCCCACCGGCGGCGGCCGATGCAGATCGGCACCGGGTTGCCACTGGCGGTGGTGTTCTTGGCAGATCCAAACGCATAGCTGGGCATATTTTCCGGCGAAGCGCTTTGCTTGAGGCCTGATGCCTGGGGACTGAGCATTTGCATTGCGCCGCCCACCGCTAACCCAATACCAAGCTGAACGGCCCAAGGCTGTTTGAAATAGGTGCCCACAGCAATCAGGACAACCCCGAGCACCGTTTGGAGAAGCCCGGCGCGTTTGCTGCCAGCAATTATTGGCACGATTTTAAGAGTTTTTATTCCTCCCAGATCGAAGCCTTTCTCGCCAACGTTTTTTCCATTGCGGACAATGGCGAACCTCATGCCGAGCCTATCAAGACGGGCGACTTCTTCCGAAAAACCGTCAACCGTGACCCTCAGCGCCTTGAAAACCTCCCATGCGTTACCCGTTTCCAACTGGTAATCCTTCTGCCGGAAGAACTTTCTTCCCAGAATGCTGCCGAGCTGAATAGTTGTTCGTGGACTGTAATGCACTGCTGTTGCAGCCATCTCATTCTCCAGGCAATAAAAAACCGCCCTAGGGCGGCTTTCTTTCAGTAGGTCGTAGGTGATAAATCCATACTCATCGCTGAGTCGGTAGATATCCTGAAGCGCTTCGTGCCACCAGGCTTCAACAAGGCCTCGCGCTCTTTTAGCCCGCTGCCACAAGAGGTAGCGGAGACGATGTGATCGCCAGCTGGAACGTAAAACTTTGCAGTTTCCCCTGGCCCGATTTCTGCTGATTTGTGACCATCAATGCTGATCGTTGTATTACAGCCGCCGCCGACGAAACCCGTATCTCTGGTGATAATCAACACTGCATCGCCTTCACGTTGCGCTTGGTTCGCCAGCAGTCTTGAAGCAGGTACAGGGTCTGCCTTGTCGGATGGGATAGGGGAAGTTGCGCAGCCCGCGAGCAGCGTTACCGCCAACACGCCTATGATCAATTTCATGCGGTTCACTCCTGTGGAAGATGAGCCACCTTATCACCGAGCATCACGGTGACGCAGCACCAGGCGCGTGCGATCCAGCCAAGGGCCGCCAAAAACGATCAGCTCAGATGGCCTGCCGTAAAGGTGATGCAGGAGAAAAGGCCCGGGGCCGAACGTGCCCGAGTCTTCGCCGGGTAGCGATGGATCGGTGCCCAGGTATATGCCGGCATGATTCGGGTGAGCCGTCCGACCAACCTGCATCACGATCATGTCGCCACGCTGCGGACGGTCGACGCGCACGAATCCGGCGGCCTCGTAGTGCTGCTCGTACAGGCTGGCGTTATCCGCACTCTCCCACCAGCCATCGGCACGCTGGAAGGCTTCGAACTCAATCCCCCATTCGCGCTTATACCACTCGGCGCATACAGCCCAACAGTCCCAAGCCCCATGAACAAACGGTCGCTTGAGTAGCGGCACGCTGCCGGTCGGGGTGATCGTCCGTAGATCCCCCTCGGGCCACGACAGAATGTGCCAGGGCAAGGCCGTGGCCTCGCACATTGCCAAGTCACGCGGTGACGGCCTGCTGGTAGCGTCGGGATGCGAATGCACTACGCCAATCACCTCCCCAATATCTTCGGCCGCGGCGTACTCCTCCGGGTCGATCCGAAACTCTTCGTTCGGATCGGCGGCGATGTTCCTGCAAGGGAAGTACTTCTCCGCCCGGCCCACGGAAATCAAAAGCCCGCAGCACTCTTTCGGGTACTCGGCCGCCGCATGCGCCTGTATGGCTGCGATGATGTGTTTGCGCATTTTTCAGCTCCTGGCGATGAGGGACACAGCGGGAAATCCCCCGAATGGCATGGGGTTGTCCCGCCCAAATCGAGGGTCGCACCCCTTTCCAAGCGTGCCGTCGCATTCGTCCTGTTCGGGATCGTCTGTGGGTAAACCATCCTTCGTGACGTATGGCCCGGTGTAGTTGCAATTAGGGCCGCGATAACCACCAGTTAGGCACCAATGGCACAGCGTCGTGGCGTGCCGGCCGATTGACTCACCGCCAACGTCGCCTGGGCTGGCCAGCTCCCAACTGACCGTTTCCCCGTCTTCGTTCGTCTTCTGGTCGATGTACCAGACCTCGATCGTCTCCTGGGTTGGATCTGCCGTTGGGTTCCCTTCTGGGAAGTTCTCAGCGTCAAGGTAGCTGCCCAGCGTATGCCGCATGGTCAACTTGAAATCCGCGAGGTCCTGGAACGCCAGACACAGTGCAGTGATTCGCCCGTTAACGTTGCCGACAGACAACGTGGGGCGAACGGCCGTGCCGTCTCCGTTCGCCTCGATGCCGTCGATCTGCATCGGCCAGGCGTTGTACTCCTCGCCATTCCAGTAGATCGCCTTCGCCGGCAGTTGGTCAGCATCGGCGCCGGCGGCGATCAACTCAGCCGCCGTGTATGGGATGGCGTGACCATGGAAGCGCAAAACGTCCGCGCCGAAGTCCGTTCCGTCCAACTCAAAGAGCAGCACTTCGCTGCCAGGTTCAAGAACCTGGATATCGCTGATCAGCGGCATGATTGCCCCTTATGGAAGAAAAGATTGGGTGAAGGTGGTGGTCAGAGTGAACATTCCGGCGCCGTTCGGGGTGATCGAGGGCGCGGTACCACGGAAGAACGAAAGCTCTCCCAGCGGCGGCGTCCAGAAAAACGACTTGTGCCCGGCGTGCCGGTCGAGGAATGCCTTGATTTCCAGGGCCACCGCCTCCCTCACAACGAACGTAAGCGGCCAGGAATCGAGCCGATTATTCGGCCCGTCCCCAACAACCTGCTCATAGCCGCTCCCAAACTTTGAGGATCGGTTGCGGTACTCGGGAATGCTGGTGGCCGAGATCGACGGACACCAGCCAAAGACTTCAACGGCCATTCACAAGCCTCCAGATTTGCCCGCCGGGCTGAGTTTCCTTGGCGATTTCCGCTTGAGCCCCGCGGCGGGCGATATCCGCGTAGGCCTGGCCGAGGGCCTGAGAGTCTTTCTGAGATGTGCCACTTTCTGCCCCCTGAACCACAAACGACTGCTGGATAACGACGCCCCCGGGGGCTGTCGGTGCTGACGATGACCCGCCGGACAGCCCGACATAGCCACCGTCCGCATACCCCTTCTTGTTCAGGCGCTCCAAGTAACCGCGCATACCAGGTTGCTGGACCACCTCCTTGCGGATTACAAACTCATCGCCGTGCACAACCCCCTTCGGCTCGTACTTACCACCTGGGCCAGTCCAGCCCCCATCGGATAGACCGGGCCATTTCGAAAGAACATCGGCGGAGTACCCCGCCGCTGTGCTGCCAGCTGACACCGCAGCACCACCACCGCCACCAAATGCGCTACCGATTGCACTGCCGGCGATACTGGCGAACACGTTCGATGCAGCTGATTGCAAAGCCATCTTGGCAATCATCTTGGCAAAGCTCTTGGCCACGTCACCAAAGCTCTGATCTGCCCCGAAAGCCCAATCGACGGCGGCGTCGGTAAGGCCGTCATACAGCGACGTGAACGCCGACTGCGTTTGCCCTGCGACATCCTTTGCCTGGTCCATGTAGTTCTGGAAAGCCGAGGAAGCCCCAAGCGACCAATCGCTTCGGGCCTGATCTTCGTCCTCGTAGAACTTGTTTTGCATGGCCAGGCGCTGATCGAGCGCGGATTTAAGGGCCTGGGTTTCCTTGTTGTACAGCTCGGTGCTGAACTGATCCTTGCTGCTTTTGTTGTAGTCCGAGGTCAGCTTGTCCATTTGCGACTGATAGGACTGCTGAATGCCACGCTGCTCCTGCAGGCGCTTGCGCTGCTCATCGCCCAGGCCGATGCCGGCCAGGTTGTTGTCGAGGCCCTGCTGGGCGCTCGAAAGCTGGCTTTTCAGGTTTTCATCGAATGCCGCGAGCTTTTTCTGGGTTTCGAGCCCCTTCTCGCGAAGTGTGTTCTCAGCTTCGAGCGCTGCGTTGCGCTTGAGCTGGGCCGTGATCAAGTCCTGGCTGGCCAACAGCGACCGCTGATCAGCCGTGAGTGTTTTCTTGGCCTTGATATCGGCCAACTGTTGCTCGAACTCGACCAGTTTTTTCGCATTCGCGCCAAGGGTCTGACTCGCTGCGGACTGATCGCCAATCAGGCCGTTTTGCCGCTGGAGGACGGCGTATTGCTGGCGGGCCTGGTCGAGCGCCCTGATCCCCGCATCCTCGCGATAGAGCGGCGTTCTGGCCACCTTCGGATCTTTGTACTTGTCGTTTATGTTGGCGATGTCTTTGGTCTGCTGCTCTGGGGAGATCAGCAGGGACTTATCGCCGGAGGCGCGGGCCTGGATGATTCGGCGCTCGACCAGCATCCGGTATTCGCCCAGCTCGCGTGCGCGCTTATCGGCGTTGGTCTCGGTCTCCTTGCGCAGTTTGTCCAGAGAGACCTGGTCCGACAGCGCTTGTTGCTGTTGCTGCTGCTGGAAGCCCCGGGCAGCCGCCCGGCGATCCTCCTCGGCCTTCAGAACAAGTTTCTGGGTTTTCTCAGCCTCTAATGCCTCGACACGGAAGCTGTCGTTTGGCACCAGATTGTCAAACCCATCGGATTTGTTCAGCTTTCGAGCGTTGGCAATGTCATTGAGCTGCTTGTCCAGCGCGGCGATCTGCTGGTCTAAGGTGTCCTCGCGGCCAACGTTGAGCGCAGCATCCCACGCTTCTTTCGCGGCGTTTTTTACAGCGCTCCAACTGCCCTCGAGGAGCCCGAGGTTCTTTTTGATCGAGTCGGATGTGCGGTTAAGCCCTTGCTCATAGGTGTCATTGGCAAGCGCGGCGGCCTCCTGAGTCTTGCCTTGCGCCTGGAGCGCCTTAATCTGTTCATAGGTGGTTGCCGTCAGAAAGTTCATCGACTCGTTGAGCTTCAGAATCTCCGCAGCAGGGTCCTTCGCGATCTTCTCGAAGTTCTTGACGGTCTCCTCGGCGGCCTGCCCTGTTGCCGATTCGAACCGGATAGCGGCCGCAGCAATGCCTTCGAAGGCCTGAATGGGAATGCGAGTAGAGCCCGCCAGTTGCGCCAGGACGCCAGACGCCTTGCCGATAGTGCCGTTGGCCAGGGCAATCTGCTGGGCAAGCGTGGAAAGCTGGCCAGCAGTGGTGCCTACGGTGTTCCCAGTCATGGCCAGGGAGGTGGTGTAGGCCGTGGCCTCGTCGCTTCCCTGCTTGTAAGCCAAGGCCAATACAGCGGCCGCAGCGGCGGCAACAGTAAACGGGTTGATCAGTCCGAGGACGTAGCCGCCCAAGGCCTGTGCTGCGGGCCCAATCCCGCCGAACATATCCTTGAGCTGTCCACCCTGCTGCAAGAACACCGTCATGGGGTTCTGGCCGGCCTGCAGCGATACGGCAATATCTGTGAACTGAGCCGGCACGCCCCGCAAGTTCGCGGCGTATTGCTTGGCGGTCTGTCCGTTTTTGAGCATTACCTTGTCGGTTTGCTCGATAGAAGCGCGCTGTTCATCGATCTTTTTCTTATAGAGGTCGAACTCAGCAGTGGGTAGTCGCCCAGCCTTGCGGTGGGCCTGCAGTTGCTCCTCCATCTTGTCGAGGCGACTGTATGCCGCCACAACAGGATCAATGCGACCAACGAGCTTATCCAGCTCCTTGGCCTGGTAGGCGGCCTCCTTGGTTGTGGACTTGAGCTTTCGCTCTGCACGGTCCATCCCCTTTTCAAAGCCGCCAGTGTTGGCCACCAGATCGACCGTTAGCTGGCCAAGTGAATCAACAGCCATAAATCACCTCTTGACCGACTGCAACAGCGCGAACAGGTCCTGCGCGGACGCCTCAACCTCTTCCTCTGGCTCCCCGCGTTTAGGCAGGAAGTCATCGAAATTTGCCTTGCCGCCGTGCACGTTGTTCAAAATGGTGGCGAGCAGGGCGACACCACGCTCAATTTTCAAGCCCAGGTTCAGCGTTCCGTTCTGCTCGACGTACGCCATCCACGAAAGCACCTCGGTGTAGCTGAGGCTGGCTTTCGCTTCAGCGACGGATCGCCCGCCGATGCCGTTGAGCACCAGCTCATGCCAGAACTCATCGGCGGGCCCTATTTTTTTTCTTCGGCGCCCTCACCAATGCCATTTGCTTCGTTGAGTGCAGCCAGAAGTGCCAGCGTCAACTGAGCGCACAGCGGGCCATTGCCAGAGTCGTTGGTGCCGAGCACATCCCCAACAGAGAACACTGGCGAGCCGTCTTTCTTGAGAATGTTGTTGGCAATACGCTCGGCGAGCACATCGCCGCCGGCGTCCTTCGACTCCCAGCGCTGGGTCAACTCGATGAAAGACTCTTGGCGCACGTAGATCGTGGCCTTCTGCGTTTTGCCACCGGAAAACCACTCGATGTCTTTTTTTACCGCCATGCCGGCGAATGCTCCGGCTGCGGCCAGGGCTTTAATGCTGAGATCCATGGTTATTCCTTATGGAGCGATGACTTTAGGGACAAATACCGGGTCGCCAGACACTTGGATGCCGACGGTGGACTTCACAACGTCATTCAGCGCGAAGCTGAACGGGAAGCTGTTCATGTAGCCCTCGAACGTGATCCAGGTGCGGGTGTTCGGCAGATCAAAATCGACTTCCAACCCAACGACAGCAGTTGCGGCCGCGCCGGTACCGCCGCCGCCACCAGTGAGCGCGATGGTTGGTGCGGAGGTGTAACCAGATCCGGCATTGGTGATGGTGAAACCGGTCACCGAGCCAGCCGAAACAGCTGCTGTTGCAGTAGCGCCAGTGCCGCCACCGCCGGTAATAGCGACAGTAGGTGCCGAGGTGTAGCCGGTGCCGCCACTGGTGAGTGAGATCGCCGAAAGCGCGCCGGCCTGGCTGACAGTCGGCGGGATTCCTTCCAGCTCGCCCTGGGCATTCACAATGCGGCCGTCAGACCAGCCAATCGCCCAGAGCAGTTTGGTACCGGCGGTTTTGAGCCGGTGCAGGCGGACGTGAGCCGCAGATTGCGGGTCGATGTTCAGGCCAAAAGAAGCCGAACCAGGCTCAGCGAGACCGGCCTCGTATTCCCGGGCGCTGGAGTTCATGCAGGTCGTTTCGATCTGCGCAATGCTGGTATCGATCCCGTCCAGGGAGGTAAAGCAGCCGACCACCAAAATAGCTTTGGTGAGCGGGTCAATGGCGTAGAGGTCCGTGCCTTGGGTCTTAATGGTCAATTTGTACTCCCCGATTTTCTTGGAAAATCACTTTTGAGCGGGCATAAAAAACCCGCCGAAGCGGGTGGTTCTTTTCTGATTTACGGCTACAAACTCACCAGCCAGGCAACGTCGAAACCTTTGCGGTAGCTGTGGGTGTCCTTGTCCTTGTCGTCGATCCCGAAGCCGGTGACATAAGCGTGCTGGGCAATAACCCGGCGCAGCACCATCACTACGTCATCAGCGGCAGAAGCTGTTTCTGCGTACACGTCGACCTGAAGGCCGTAACGATCCGTACTTGGTACGCAGTTGAGGAAGTTGATCGGCGAGCCGCTGACAACCTGCCAGACGGCATAGGGCCGCTCTACCCCCTCTGGCGCCTGGCCGTGCGGGTAAAGGCGCGTAGGGCCGGTGCCAAGCCGCGCAGTGACGGCCTGGCTCGCGGAGCACACCTGAAAAATGGGCGCGGTCATTCATTCACCCCCAGTTTGATCAGCTGATACTTCGCCGAGCTGAGGAATTCCTGGAACAGCTGCTCGCGGTTGTTGGCAAGGGCCGGCCGAAGGAATGGTTTTGCCCGGTTCTTCTCGGTACCGAGCTCCACCCACCACCAGTAGAACGTGTTGCCGCCCTTCTGGCCGCGCTTGCGCATTCGCACGCCCACCGAGATAACCACGGCGCCGAGCTCCTGCCCAAGCGCCTTGCGCTCAACCATGGCCAGGTTGGCCGGGATGAAGTTGGCAGTCTCCGGGTCATCGATGCGCGATGCACGGTCCTTCGCGTCGATCAGCACTATGTCCATTGCGTCCTTGGCCGCCGGCGTGACCACTTTGCGGCGCATTTCCTCCGTCAGTCCCTTGAACCTGGCCGACAGAGCATCGGCGCCCGTGAGGTTGTACGTGACCCAATCAGCCATCGTTCACCCCCGCAGCGACCATAAGCGTCAGATAGTCTCGACCAGAAACCTTGTCAGATAGCGGGGGCCCCTTGATCGCATAAATGGTCTGCCCGTGCACGACACGCATAGTCTCCAGCACGCCTGGGCGGTACCTGATAACGATGCGGGCCGTGAACTCGGACTGATTGGTTTTAGATTCCATAAACTCCCGGGTGCTGAGCGGTTCGATAGATGAGTAAACCTTCGCAAACCGTACCCACGCTTCAGTCAGCATTTCCCCCGTGATAGGGTCTTGGATAAGAGCCCGGCGTTGAATTTCGATGAGGTGCCGCATGCGCCCGAGTTTCATGGCAGGCTCGGGACGCAATAAGGTGACAGCAAAGCATCGACACCAAGTGGCACCTGGGACAGCGACCCCGTGGTGACAGCCTCGCGATTCTGGTCGAGATGCCCAACTATCAGCAGGATGGCCGAGACGAGATCTTCGGGCACGTTGTCATAGCCCGCCGTGAAGTCCACCCGTAGCGACATAGCCTGAGCCGCCGTAGCAGGCCAACACTTGCCCATTGCTGGGGTAATTTGGCCGATCAATCCAAATGGGTTGACCACATAATCAGATTCATCCATGACCTGATCGGCGCCGGACGTATCTGTGTAGGTAATAGCCTCCACGCTCTTTAGAGGTGGCAACGGAACCAAAATCGCCCCCCGTGGAAATCTGTCCAGGATCAGGCGCCAGCTCTGTACGACAACCGATCGCTGCGTGATTTTTTCGACTCTAGCCGTCGCCGCACGGACCTGACGCACCACCTCGGTGTCCAGATCGGTGTCATCCATGGCAATGCGCAAATGTTCCTTTGCCACATCCAGTGACACGGGCTGCGTCGTCGGCGCCATCAGAAGTTGCAGCCCCATTGCGCTTACTCCTCGATATCAGAGCTGTGCTCAATCAGCGAAAAGCCTTCAGCCTTACAGGCGGCCAGGGCGTCTTTGTGCGGATCTACGCTGCCCGCTTTTTTGAGCTGCTCAACAAAAGCAGCGGGAATACCAACCAATTGGCCGGGCGTGTAGCTGACACCCTCAAGCGGGAAGGCGGACAAAATGCGCACCGGCACAAGTTCTTTTTTTACTGCCATGATTCAAGTCCTCATGTAGCCAAAAGCCTGACGGGCCGAGGCCCGCCAGGGAGCAGTGATTAGGTCGCCGAGTGCTGGTAGTACTTCACGGCGGCGGTGTCGGTCAGGTTCCCACCGCTGCGCATGAATGCCAGGAAGCCTACTTGCCCTTTCGAGGCAAACGCGCTGTCGTCGAAGCGCATCAGGTTGACCTGCATGGCGTCACGGATCATGTACTTCGACAAATCGCCGTAGATGATCGACTTGGCGTTGGCCGCCGGTACCGGCATGTCGTTGTTCAATGCTACTTCCTTGCCAAGCAGCAGATCTGGAGCGCCGGCGGTGATGCCAGCCTCGTAACCTGGTGTCCAAATCGGGCGCCCGGCAGTGTCCTTCAGCTTACGCAACAGCTTGCGGACGGACTGGGCAAACATGAACTTGCAGGTGCCGGCCAACTGATAAGCCTCGTCCACCGATTCCAGCAGTTCGACCAGGTCATCGTAATCGACCGTCAGGGTCTGACCAGTAGCGCCGATCTTTCCTGCCGACGCGGCAGTAACGATGCCCCGCGGCTGATTGGTACCGGTGCCGTTGGTGAAATGCCGGTTGGTGATGCGACCGACACGCTGGATGATGCGTTTACGGATAAACGCCTCGATATCAATCGAACTGTCCTGCAGCAGCTCGATAGGCACCGCGATGATCTTGGAGCTGTACTTGAACACGTTCAGTCCCACGGTGCCGAACGAAGGGTCAAGCGTACTGGCCTGGGTGTTCTCGGCCAGGATCTCGCCTTCTTCGCTGGTACCATCCGAAGACGGGAAGCTCAAAGGATTGCCCTGTGCCGTGTTCAGGATCTCGGCCACGCCGCGCATACCGCCAAACAGCTTCAAGGAGTCAATGAGGCTAGACGCGACCGCCGAAGGGACGGTATAGCCGCCCTCTGAGCCGGTGGTGGTGCTCATGGTGTTGAAGTACTTTGCAGCCTGCTCGGCGCTGAAGCTCTTTTCACCGCGACGAGTCCAGGTATCGAAAATAGCGACTTCCGACAGCAGATCGTCGGTTTCGCGCTTACCGTTTTTCTTGCCGGGATCAGAAAAGTGTTTTTCCGCAGCCAGGTCCAGCACCTTTTGCTCACGGTCAATACGCCCGTCAAGGTCGGAGATATCGCCGGTCAACGTGTCGTATTTGGTCTGGTGTTCAGGCGTCCATTTCTGGTCCTTGGTTTCGTCCAACAACTTGCGCGCCTCGATGGCAATACCATTGCGGCGCTCGCGCAGTGCTTGAATAGTCATGCTTTGTTTTCTCCAGGTACAAAAAAACCCGCTCAAGGCGGGCTGGATTTACGCGTTGGCGCGAGGCCTAGGGCGCGATTTTTTCGAGCAGTGAAAGGCGTCGCTCCAGGGCTTCGCGGTCCACTGTGGGTTCTGGTTCGGGACGCTCGGTTAACGCCTTGGGTGCATTGCCGTAGGCGGACAGGTTCCAGTGGTTTTTTGTAGCGGCCTTGCCTTCAGCCAAGCGATCGACAAAACCTGCGGCCAGGGCCTCAGCCGCTGTCATCCAGGTGGTGGCTGCCATCATCGCCAAGACTTCTGCGGCCGGTTTGCCAGTCTTGCGCTCATAGTCGGCACTGATGCTGCTATCGACCTTGTCCAGCAGGTCTGCCTGCGCCCTGAAGTCCTTGGCGTTGCCCATTTGCACGGTCCAGGCGTTGTGAATCATGAAAAAGCCGCCATCAGCAATTTCCACTTCATCTGCAGCGATAGCTACATAGGTGGCGGCTGACACGGCTTGGCCATCAATATGTGCCACAACCTTGGCCGGGTGCTGCTGGATAGCCAGGGCCATTGCCCTGGCATCAAACACGTCGCCGCCTGGGCTATTAATGCGCAGGTGAATCACATCGACATCGAGGGCGGCCAGCTTCGGCACAAAGTCCTGGGCTGAAACCCCGCCATACCAATCTTCACCAATGATGTCGTAAAGGTAGATCGTCGCTTCGCGACCCTCGCTGACAATGCGGAATTCACGCTTGGCCTTCTGGTTATTCTGAAACAGTTGGATCAGGTTCATCTGGCTGAGCCTCGGGATCTTTGGGGGCCGGCTGCTTTGTCGCAACCGAAAGTGGGAGAGCGTCACCGCCCTCGACAGGTGGCAAGTTTTTCAGGCGGCGCGCCTCGTTCACCGTCATCCACCCTTGAGTACCTGGCCCCCCGAGAGACTTGCCGAGCACGTCTGCCTCGGTCTTGCTGTCGCCAGCCAGGAGACCGTCACGGTTGAACTCGGTGAAAAATCGCATCGAGCGGGGCCAAAGTTTCCGATTTAGTTCCTGCTCGATACGTCGCAAATGCGGACCGAGCGTATAACGAACAAAACCAATCGACATTTGCTCGATGCCGGTGCCCCAGCTCGTCGAGGAGGATGTTTCACCGATCATATGAGGCGGCGCACCAAAGGCTCGGGCGATTTCCACCACCTGGAATTTGCGCGTCTCCAGCAGCTGGGCATCCTCCGCCGAGAGGCTGACCGGTTTTACATCGCCACCGTTCACCAACAACATCGGTTTGTGGTGGTTGTTCTTGCCGACGTAACGCTCGGTGAATTGGGTGCGCAAATAGTCCTGCTGGTCCTGACCCGGGGTAACGCCCTGTGGATAAGTGATAACCATGCTTGGGCTTGCGCCGTTGCTGAAAAACTCACCGGCAAACTCATCAGCGGCCAGTGCAGTACCGACAGCCTGGCGCGCCGCATAGCGAATAACTGACTCCCCCTTGGTGCCGTCGAAGCCGAAGCCAGGGAAGTGCAAAACATCCTCAGACTGAAGGCCAAAGTACTTTCCGTCATCACTGACGTAGTAATGCAGGGTGTCGCCTGCGCGCACGATTTCTACGCACTCGCGGGGCAGCGGCATAAGGCGTGTCGGCCGACCATTTCGGTCACGAACGATCTGGGCTATGCCGTCACCACGAAGAAGCATCGAGGAGATCATCCACTCCCAAAAGGAGCACGCCGTAAGCGTCGGGTATGGCGACTCATTCAGAAGCCACCACAAGTCGTGATCGGCCTTTTTCCGGCCGCCACCCTCTACGCGCTCGTAAATTGGCAAAGGCAACAGCGCAACGGCACCAGCGATCAGACGGCAACAGGCATAGACTGCTGCGCTGCGCTTGGCAGTTTCGGTCGTAACCACAACGCCGGACGACGACGGACTGGCGCCAAAGAAATCAGCCAGTTGGGCGCGGTCCATTTCATGCCACGTCTGAGCACTGTCCTTTATCTGGCCGATTTCTTCACGCAGGTCCGACACCTCCTGCTCCAGTCTTTTAGCTTTACCGAAATTGAACATCACAGCACCACAAATAAGTCATTTAGGGGCTGCTCTTGCCCGGAAATCGACACGCCCAACGCCATCAGCAGCGCGGCCATGTCATCGATTTTGTCTGCTGAGCGCTTTTTGTCAGGCGCCATATTCAAGTTGTCATCGCGCCGAGCAATCAGGTTCGAAGCGCACCAGTTCAGGATCATGTCGCCACCGTGAACCAGGTTGCCGGCTATATACGCAAGCTCAAGCGCCTGCATGGCGGGGTGATATGACTTCGGCCCCTGGATGAACTCAATCATCGGCAACTCGGCGGCTACCAGGCGGTTAACCAGATCGCTGGCGTTCCATTTGTCGTAGGCAATGGCCTGGACGTTGAAACGCTCGCAAACCTCTTTCACGTCCGCCTCGATCACGGCGTAGTCGGTTACATCCCCTTCGGTCTGCTTCAGCAAACCAGACTCAACCCAGGACGCATAAGGAACAGTGCCCCGCTCGGTGCGGAACGCTACCGCGCTCTCCGGCGCCCAGCGCCAGCCATAGGTGTAGATCACACCATCAACGTTCCAGACCAGCCGAAACGATGTGAGGTCAGTAGTCGAAGCCAGGTCGAGGCCGCCCCAGCATGGGTACTGTGAAAGCCACTCAAGATCGACCTCACCACCACAGCGCTGCCACTTGTTCAGATCGACCCAACCGTCAGCCGTTGAAGCCGGGCGGTTCAGGCGCTTGATACGAAACTCTGCCATCTTCGACGGCATCTGCTTCGCTTCCACCGCCTCTTTCCGGATCGCCGCCATCAAGTGCGGGTTCACATCCATCAGCGGGTTGGCTTTGATCCAGCAGCTTTCGTCGAACTCCTCGTCAGCCTTGATTCCGAGACTCTTGTCCTCATCATCTACGGCGTAGAACACCACAAGGAAGTGATCGGCGGTGTTACCAAAAAGGCCAGACAACAGCTTTTTGGCAAACATCCTGATTTCAGCCCACGGCCCGGGGTTCGTGTAGCCCTCGGTTGTCGTGTAAAGCCAAAGCGGGTTGCCGCGCGCACCGGCCGCCGATGTCAAAACGTTCAACAGGTCAGCGGTTTTGTGCGCGTGGATCTCGTCCAAGCCGACGTGCGACGGGTTCAGACCGTCCTGGGTCGAGGCCTTGGCGTGAATCGGCTTGAAGCTCGCGCCCGTTTCCGCCCGGCTGATCGACTTTGCCCAAACCTCAAGCCCGAAGTACTCCCGCAGGTCCGCGTTTTTCTCGACCATGCGCTTGGCGGCATTGAAGATGATTGCAGCCTGGCCGAACGTGGTGGCGGCGCTGACGATCTGGGCGCCCTCCTCCGGCTCGCAGCATTCGCAGTACAGAAGAATCGCCGAGGACAATGTGCTCTTGGCGTTCTTTCGTGCCACGGCGAACAGCGCCGAGGTGAATCGACGGGGATGAAACATCCCGTCGCCACCCCAGCCTTCGGTGTATACCGCTTCGCGCTTTCGGAATCCGAACAACTGCACAACAAAGAAGATGTGCGACGGATGCATGACAATCGTTGGCTTGTCCCACTTGCCTTCAACGTGGTGCAACTTTTCAATGAAGTCGCATGGGTCGTTTGCGTGCCATGGGTCAAAGATGAACGAGCAGTCCTTCTTTTTTGCTCGCTTCAAGTCATCAAGGAATCGCTTTGACGCCTCACGGATCAGGCGGCCGTGCTTCTTTCTCTTTTTGTCAGCTACCGCAGCCTTGGCGTAGTCGGTCGCGATCTTGACGAAATCACGCATTCCCACTCCAGACTGGACAGCCAGATCATTTAATTATTTAGCACCCTGCTTGCGGCCGTTCCCGGCGAAGGCGTTGCCCTTTGGTTTTTCGGAGCCCGATGAAACTTTGCGGCGACTGGCGGGCGTCATTCCGAACTCTGAAAAAAGCGCTTTCAGCGCCGTGGTTTCTGCCGCTGTCGACTCCATGTCTGCCTTGGCTTTTTTCCGAAAGCACTGCCAGGCGAAGCAAAGTTGCTCCAGCGAATAAAGGTCAACGACTTGCAGCACCCTGGCACTGACGAGCTGCCGGCCAAGTGATCGCCACATTTCCGAGCCATCAACATTCAGGTGCTGGGGCGGGTCTGGAAAGTCGGCGACCAGGTCGAACTCCGGCGCGTCCGTCTCCTCGCGATCCGGGCGAGTTGTACCGGCCAGAACCTTGAGGTGCGGGGCCGTTGGCTTCCGTCCTCTGGTCATTTGTGGTCCTTCAATTTTGAAAAGCTAATTTTGACGGCGCGAAAAAACGGCTCGGGCGCGGTCTAGAACCGAAAAGCCCCAGACTATTGACCCACCCCCACCCATAGAGCCTGCCTAAGTCTGATGCGAGGCCTCATCAGCCGCGCCTGGAGTTGCCGAAGCCGCCGTCTTCCTTGGCTGTCTTGGCTGAGTGGCACGGATGGCAAAGGCCTTGCCAGTTGGCTCGATCCCAGAACAGAACCATGTCACCACGGTGCGGGACGATGTGGTCTACATCAGTCGCCACGACCACGCGGCCTTTCTGCTGGCAGTGAACGCACAACGGATGCTTGGCCAGGTAGCCCTTGCTCGATTGCTGCCACCGGTAGGTGTAGCCGCGCTCGTTGCTGGTACCGCGCTGCTGCTCGGGTGTCGTGTGCCTGGGCGTGGCTGGTGAGGCCGGCCTGTGTCGCGGTGGCCTTACCGGCATATCGGTTACTCGGTGCGTGGTCCGCTCTTGGCGGGCCGGTTGTCATTGGGTTCAACAGGGGGAGCCACAGGCACAAGGCCTGCGCGCTCTGCTGCAATCCTCAGCCACCTGGTTGCCCTTGCACGGCGGGCGGCACATCCTGAGCAAGCCATCACTCCACCTTCTCGACCGTTACCACGCCTGTAAGGCGACGGGTATAGACCTCATCAGAGCTTGGGCGCTTCAGTCGCAACGGAAGCGGGCAATAGATAGCGATGCCCTTGTCTGTGTCGCACCACTTCACATGCGACACCTCGTTGCCGTTGACGAACACACGCCGCCGGCCTCGACCATCCTCAAAGTGATGGAAGGTTTCTGTTCTACTCATGGCCAACCTCCGGGGCTCTTGATGCCCACCGCTTCCAGTACCGCAGCACGTCGCCAAGCTGCAGCAGTTCATTCATTGCCCTGGTGCGGAGTGGGCAGGTGCTTTTTAGGCGCCTGCCGTGGTAGTAGTCGGCCTTGGTCATTGAGGCCTTGGCATACCCTGCCAGCCACTCAGGCGCACCAGCCTTGACGCAGTCCTTCAGGTCGCACGCTGTCTTGCGTGCCAGGTCTCGGTATCGCATCACCAGCCTCCTGCCAAGTTACGCGCCACGACTTGGCACACTCGAAAACGTGGCGCGGATTATTCGACCTTGCGGCCAGGAAGTTTGAAGTCGGTAACCCGGTCAGCAATGGCGCGGATCTTCTCCACACCCAGGAAGCCAACCCAACCGCCAACGAAGGTGGCCATGCTCTGGGGCAGGCCGAAGAACTCCAGGCCGCTGATCAGCGTCACGGTCAAACCGCCACAGATCGCACCCTCTACGAATATCTGTCGCCGGGTGCCGCCGCCATAGATGATCCGCAGACCTGCCATGACAGCAGAGAGCAAGGCGGCATACAGCACCGGGGAGTGTTGGCTCAACCAGGCGAGCGCCATCACCCAGAACTCTGGTGTTTTCTCAGGCATGTTGGACATCTCTGTTCCTCCCCGTCAGGGAGTTGGGGAATATGCGGCCTACGTTGGCCGTGGAATATCGGAATAATACAAAATTGTTGTATTACCACAAAAACGTTGTATACTGGATTCATCCAAACAACGAGGCGAGGTGATGAAGTTCAGCGAGTTCAGACGATGGTTGAAGGCCCAAGGGGTGATCTTCGAAGCAGGCAAAGGAAGCCACTTCAAAGTCATCGCCCCTAACGGCAACAGAAGCACCTTCGCGGATCACGGCTCCAAGGAAATGCCGGAACCGACCCGCAAGGCGATCATTAAACAACTGGGGCTCTGAGAGCCCCTTCACCACATCTGAACGCTGGGCGATCACCTCCAAGGAGTGACCATGTACAACTACGCAATCCGCTTTGAGCAAGACAGCGCACCAGGGCTGGCCGTGTTCTGCCGCGACCTGCCAGAGCTGAACAGCTACGGCGACGACAAAGAAAACGCCATCCGCGAAGCCGTGGACGCGATTGAAACAACTCTGTCCATCTACGTGGATCAGCGCCGAGCTATTCCAGAGGCGTCCGCACCAGAGCCAGGTGAACAAGTCATCTACTTGCCAGCCGTTACCGTGGCGAAGATCGTCCTCTGGAACGAGATGATGGCGCGAGATATGCGCAAGGCTGATCTGTGCCGGCTCTTGGGCCTGGCCCAGACTCAGGGCGACCGCCTTGTCGACTTCCTCCACACTTCGAAGATGGAAGCTATCGAGAAGGCGCTGGCCGCCCTGGGCAAACGCTTGGAGGTTTCTGTTCTGGCTGCCTGATAACTCTAACCCCGGCGCCAGAGCAGGCCGCCCTGGCGCAGCTCGGAGCGGATCACGTCCTTCACGTCATCGGCAAAGCTGGCTTTGAACTGCTCGGAATCAGCCAGGAGCGGCTCGTAGAGTTTGGTTTCCCGGATGACAGCAGCCATTCGGTCTAGCGCCGCGTTAACGCCGCCAGCCTTCAACGCAGCGCCCGGTACCGACACAGTGCCGGTGTACCCGCCAGCGCACATGCATGGGCCGAACCAGGCGCCATGGAGATCCTCGCTTGTGGCAATGCCTTCCGCGAGGAAGTCCTTGTTAATGTAGACCTTGCCGCCTTCGACCTTGAATGGCTTAGGCTGCTCAGGTGCGCGCAAGTCCGGCAAGTCGCTCAACTGGAAGCGGACAACGCCATCATGGGTGATCGTCAGAACGCCATCTTGGAGCTTGATACCAGATCCGCCGGCCTTGGCCTTCTGCTGACGCGCTTCGACTTCTTCAGCCGTTTCGCGGCGCTGGTAGGTCAAGGTGGTGCGGTGGTCAGTGCCATCACGATCAAGCCAGAAACCCTCGGCCGTGAACTCAGCGCTGTCTCGGTACCCTTCGGGGATCTTCATTACCTGTTCACCAATGAACTTGTATCGCTCAATGGCGTTTCTTGGAAGGTCGCTGTCGGACTATTCGCCGGCGATGACGGTGACCAATTGCGGGTCGCTCGGTAGGCTTCCGACCTGGAGCCGGAGGCTGTTCAGTTCAAGCTCGCCCGTCTTGAGATCGATCCTCAAACCGGACAAGCCAGGCACATAGTCGTGACTCTGCATTACCGTGCTCCAGAAACAGAAAAGGCCCGCCGATATGGCGAGCCTTGGAATGGGTGCAGGTGGCTGGTGCAACTCTCCAGCTCTAGTGGGGCGGATCGCCGGGTCACGTACCCCGCCCTCTCATCGCGTAGCCGCCCATTGTCCGCACGGGATTAGACGACGCCTCTACCGACTTAGCCCAGCTGCCTGGGCGATAACCTGCATAACGTGCGTGTCTTCCCACGCTGCCCGCTTGAGCCAGCCCCAATAGCAACAGGTTCGGGCTGCTCATGCTGCCGGTGTTCTTCCGTAACGCGTGACTACCGGCTGTACCGCGTCCAGGCCCGCCCGAAGGCCCACCCTGGCTATGGCTTCACGCACTAAATTTTTGGCATAAAAAAGCCCGACTCAATGGCCGGGCTTTCTCTGTTTGGGCGTCATCCTGTGATGCACCAAACCGCAGGTTCAAAATCTACGCGGTCACTCGGTCACTGTCAAGCAACCTTCTGAAGCAAAAGACCGCGCTCCTCGAGCAGCACCTCAACTGCTATGTGCGCCGCACTCACTTGATCATCCAGCCAGCGCTTGGTGATCGAGCGCCAGCGTCGCAGCGTTCTTTCCGGCGTACCTTCGGCATCCCAACTGTGCAGCACATAGAACGACCCCGGTAGCCCGTTCCGCCTCTCCGGAACCATCCAAGCCATAACGCACTTGGCCTTGAAAAGTTGGTGGGCGGGGCTGACAACCCTGGGGGTGAGATACGCGGCGGCGATCCTCACCTCATTCTGGTTGATCGAGTACTTGCCCACCAGCGCCTGCCACTGGATCTCCGGTAGCGCCCGCTTGATGGTCGCCCGAGTCATTGAATCCTGAGTCAGCCGCTCCTCCGGGGATAGATCATCGCTTACCGACCCTCCGGGCAACTCATCGTCGAAGGTGGCTTTGTACTTGCGCTGCCATGAGGCCTTTTTCGTGCCGTCGTGGATCTCGATAGACATCACCCGGCTGATGCAGTGTGCAGCATCGCGATAGACAGTCATGCAGCTCTCCGAATTCGGCGTGGTGGCGGGTTGTCGTCCAGGCCAAGCAGATTGCGCAACAGCTTGTCGGCCGATTTGCTCTTGGCGTTCCCCTCTGCCACCCAGCGCTTGCAGTACTCCCCGAACTCGATATTGACCCGGGTAGCGTGCCAACTGGCGACCATATCCAAGAGGCAGGCCATGGCTGCGGCGCCGCCCACCTTCTCCTGGGCCAGCCCCTCCCCGGCGATCTTCAGGAACTTGCGCTCGTGTTCCTGCAAGCTTTTGCGCGGCAATGCCGCCGTCACGTTATTCATTTGCGGCACTCCCGAGGCTTTTACAAACCTCCAGTATGGTTAATTGTCGAATGTGGCTGCGGGCCTTGCTGTACATGGCCTGTAGGCGATTCTGTGAATCTCCGAATCTAACGCCTGTCTGCTCGGCGCCAGCGCTTTGGCCGATCCGGTCTAACACTTTCGGCCCGGTCATAACGTTGCACTCCGCACTTGCAGGTATTCGTTTGGCTTCATGTCATTGCGGGCCTGGGCAGAGATAGCGTGACGCCAGGCTCGATACGCCTCCTCCGGCGAATTACCAACCCCTGCCCATGGGTGTTCCTTGGCAAAGCACCAGAAGGTGCCGCTGCGGCCGGTGATCCGCGCCTTCGGTAACCGGCCGGTAAACCCGACCTTGTGCCGTGCCAGCCAGCCCTCGACCGCCGGCCAGATGATCCCTTGCTCGGGCTTGGAGAGGTCGCCCTTTCCGCCGTTGCTGTAGACCTCGGCGAGGCCGTATTCCTGATTGGCCACCCACAGCACAAACCCGCTTGGGGTGTGGATCAGCTTGTAACCCTTCATCGTCCAAGCCCAATCCTCGGGATAGTCACGGATCGACTCGGCGATGCGTTCTGCTTCGGGATGCCGAGGAACTTCGATAATCTTCATGCCGGGCTCTAGCTTGAAAGCCTCACCACGCAGCGCTGCTGCATAGGCCTTCTCGATCTCTGGCTTCCTCCCCAGCAGGCGATCCAGCAGCTTAAAATTTCGCATCGTTCTTCCTCCCCTTGTACTGGCTGGCGAAGGGGCGCCCCATCTCCACCTCTTCGTTGGTCGGTGGCTTGCCCGCGAAGTCGACAAAGCGCACGTACTTGCCCTGCTGCTGCACAAGGCACGAACCGACCTTGGCGTGCCTGACTTTGCCGACAATGAGCTCGGTGACACCGTTTTGGCCTTCTTCGCTCTCCATGTCGCGATGCACCAGGATCACCACGTCGGCATCCTGCTCGATCTGGCCCGAGTCGCGGATATCGCTTGGACGCGGGCGCTTGTCTGGGCGGTTGGTCGATCCACGGTTGAGCTGAGCCAGCACGATCACCGGGATTTTCAGTTCTTTAGCCAGGTTCTTCAGGGCTGTGGATATCTTCCCGACTTCGATAGAACGGTTGGCGCCACCCTCTGCGGTGATCAGCTGGACGTAGTCCACCAGCAACACGTTGAGACCCTCGCGGCGCTGGCACTGGCGGGCGATAGAACGAATGCGGGGCATGGTCATGCCGGCCTGGTCGTTGACGAACAAATTTGCTTGGTCGAGAACGCTCACGGCGCCAGTCAACTTGGGCCAGTCGTGATCCTCCAGCTCACCACTGTCCAACTTGCTCAGGTTGACGCTACCAAGCGATGCCAGGCCGCGCGTTATGAGCTCCTCCTTGGTCATCTCCATGCTGAACGCCAAACCCGCGCCACCGAGCTTGCAGGTGACGTGCTGGGCGATTTGCAGGCCGAGGATTGTCTTGCCGGAGCCGGTGAGCCCGCCAACGACGATCATGTTGCCAGGGCGCAACCCGCGCACCAGTTCATCAAGATCTTTCAGTCCGGTGGAAAGCCCGGCGGGCATCGTCTTGTTGAACTTCGAGTCAATGGTGTCCACCACGCCCGGCAAGATCTCGCTGGCCCTGTAGTAATCCCGCTGGCCGTCGTCATCCAGATCTCGAAGGTCGGCGGTGGCCTGCTGGGCAAGTGCGATGATCTCCGCCAGCGGCAAATCTTCCGTGGCTTGCTCGCGAATAACGTCGCCAGCCTCAACCACTCGCCGCAATATCGCCCTCTCCCGAACGTGCTTGGCGTACGTCTTCCAGTTGGCGGTGCTGGTCACGTTATTGGCGATCTCGACTGCAAAGGCCAAGGTGCTATCGCCACTCGGCAATTTCGGACGCCAAAGCCCAACTGTGACCGGGTCAACCGGATCACCAGTGGCGTGACAGTCAATGATTGCCTGGAAAAGCGCGGCGTTTTCCAAGTCGTGGAAGTCGGAGACGCTGACCTTGCTGGTGACCTCATCGAACAGGTCCGGCTTCAACATGATTGCGCCGAGGATGCCATGCTCGGCTTCGATGCTGAACAGTTCGCGGCTCATGCGTAACCCCTCGCCGAAGCCCAACGGAACACCACCACGATGCCGCCCTTGTCCCGCAGACGATCAACAGCACGATCACCCAGACACTGGCGCAGCTCGGTCACGCCAAGGTTGCTCACCACGATGGTGGGCTTGATCTTCTCGTACCGGCCATTGACCACCTCGAAAAGCACCTGGCGCTCGAAGTCAGTCCCGTGCTGGACGCCAACCTCGTCGATGACCAGCAGGTCGGGGCGGATCAGGTCTGCGTAGACATCCGCCTCGGTGCGGCCACGATTGCCAAAGGTGGCCTTCACGTCGCGGATGATCGAGCCAGCAGTGGCGTAAAGCCCGACCAGCCCGGCGTGTGCGTGCTCACGAATCACCGCCTGCAGCATTGCCGTGGCCAGGTGCGTCTTGCCCGTGCCCACCGTGCCCAGCAGCATCGCAGAGCGGCCTACGCCAAAGTTCTCTTCGAAAGCCTCCACGAAACCACTGCACGCGGCCAGCGCCTGGGCCTGTGCAGGCGCTTCAGCGCTCCAGTTGGATAATGTGCAGCCCGTGAACCGCTCCGGGATGCCAGCGTCGAGCAGGCGCTCGTTCAGCAGCCTGTCGCGTTGAATCCCAGCAGCCTTCGAGCGCTGATCAAGGTCTTGCGAGTGGCGAGCGTCGAAGTGGCAGCGCGGGCAACCGAACCAAACCGGATCGGCGCCGAACTGTTGCACCAGGTTGTCGGGGAAGCGGCCATGCTCACGGCAGTCGCCCGCCCGGGTTTCAAGGGTGTAGTTGGGTTTTGTGGTCATGGGGTCACGCTCGCAATTCGGTAAGTTCCATCTGACTGTCGTTCAAGGCCGTCTTCGTGGTTGATCTGGTCGAGGTCGGTGTGGCGCGACTGCTTGCTACCGGCGGGAGTCAGTTCGTCCGTCCAGCGCTCGCCGTTCAGCCAGGTCGATGCCATCGGCACGTATTGCCCGTCGTCCTTCGTCCAGTCGCGGGAAACCCGTTGATTGCCCAGTGCGGTCATCAGCGTCAGGCGGAGTTCTGCGCTTGGCTTGAGCTTCTCCCAAGCCTTGCGAGCATCCTTCTTCGACTTCTTGTTCGGGTACAGCTTCCAGAACACCTCGAATGCTTCGGCCAATTCCACTTCCGATGTGCACAAGGTTTTAGGTTCCTTGACTGGTTCAGAAGAGTGACTGGTTCTGGGGGCGGCTGACGCCCCACCCCCTGGGGCAGCTCCCGCCCCAGGTAGGGCAGCTGACGCCCCACTACCAAGTTCAAGGTGGAAAAGGTTCGACTGGTTCAGTTCACCCTTTCGACGGTACTCGCGGCGAAGGAAACCAGCTTTCTCAAGCTCTCGAACGTGGACCTTCACCGTGGTGCGGCTGATTTCGCACTGGTCGGCGATATGCTGATACGACGGCCAGCACTCGCCCTGATCGCTGGCGTTGTCGGCCAGCTTGACAAGAACCAGCTTGCGCAGCGGGTTTCCGACCTTGGTTTTCATGGCCTTGACCATCAATTCCATGCTCATAGGTCAAGCTCCCGCGTTACACGGTGCACGAAGTCGTGATAAGCCTCAGACATAACGAACCCCTGCGCTTCCAGAGCTTCGCGATAGGCCTTTGCCGATCCGTACAGCACCCAGCGCTCGCGCTCGGGCAGATCCTTGAAGTGGTCGTAGGTCGGCCAAGGTCCTGCAATTATCGGCGCTGTACGAGCCTCCTGGGGGGGGGCATGAGGGTTGGTGATGGTCATTGCAAAGTCTCCCCGCGAGCCGTGGTGCGTTTCACTGTCGCCGAAGCATCACCTGGAGCGTCACCAGCAAGGCGCTGCTTCAAGACGTGCATGGCGGTGGTGGCATCGATGGAGAGCAACCGAGCCTCTGCCATATCCAGGGCTTCCGGCGAATGCGTCATGATCGATTCGCTGACTCGCCGGGCATAACTGAGGCTGGCGTTAGCCAACTGCAGATCCGTCAAGTCATCAAAGGCGCTAGGTGGATTAGGATTGCCGGGCACGGTGACGATGGGGATACGCTGCTCGGGCATGGGCGCACCCTCCAGCAGATGCCGCCCCATAGCCTCCCAATGCTCGCGGGCGACCACATCAGCGTCATGCCCAGTCTTGCGCCTGAACAGCACCTTGAGCGCGTAGAACGCCCGGATCAGATCAACGTGAGTGTCATCCCCATTTTCGATGGAGTACTCGGGCTCGCTGATCACTTCCAGGGTGTCTTTCACGATCTCGAAGCACCTGAGTAGTAGAGCCGCATCGCCATGCTTGGCCATGTTCTCCTCGTCGATGTGCTCCACGGGCAGCGACGATGGAAAATCAATAACGTTCTTCATTGGGCACGCTCCAGACGCTCAACCAAGTTGCGCAACTTGCGCTTGAGTCGTGTGGTGAGGGCGCGCTGATCAAACCAGCGGCTATAGGCACCTTGTGTGAACTCCACTACCCCGCGATACGCCGGGTCTTCGAAGTCGAAGCGGGTGCGTTCGCCGTTGCCTGGGCGACCGTGGGCGCGGAAATAGGTCGCATACATCGAACTCAGCTCGCGTTTGAGCGAATTGCGCAGGATCTCAGCCTGCTGGAAATCAATAGCGGCCTCGGCGATCAGGGTCATGAGTTGTTCGTAGGTAGGTTTCTTGTTCATGCTTGTTCTCCGTCGGCGCCAAACAGGTCAGCCAGGTCAATATCAAAAACAGCAGCCCAGGCAGCGGCAGGCCAGGCTTTAACGCCTTCGGCATAACGCTTATCAGGGACGGTCTCCGGGGTTACGCCATTCGCTTTGCACCAGCGCCGAAGGTTTACGAAGCTGAAGCTGCGGTCGGTCGCGGCCTCGACCTTGAGGATGGTGGCGTGGCGCGCACTGAAGCCCAGTTCGTCGCGAAGGCGAGCAGCTTCACGCACCGCCGCCGATGCCGTGGCCATTGCCGTGGCTTCGCGCTTGGTGCCGATCTGCGCTTTGGTTGCAACAGCATGATCACGCTGCTCGATCGCAAGCTTTTCGGAGCGCTTGGATTCCAGTAGGTGTTCCAGGGCTTGGATGTAGTCGCTTGGCAGCGCTGGCGACTGCGTCTGGCGTTCAAGGTTGTTGAGTTTGGTGGTGACTCGTCGGCGAACAGCCTTAGACTCGCGCATCAGTACCCACATGCACTGATCTCGGGTCATGCGAAGCTCTACCGACTCGGTCTTGTTCAAATTTTGAACTACGAAAGTTTCGTAGTGCTCGCCGACAAGCTCATCCCGGCAGCGGGCAGTAAAGTCGTTGCGGCGAACCTCTCCTTCGCCGAACTCAGAACGAGCTTCGTTGACCAGTTCAAGCAGCTCGATGCTGGTCATGGTGACGGCATCGCCGCCTTGGAATTTGGCGATGGTCATCAGTAAGCCCTCGAGCGAGAGTCGCGACGGTAGGTTCTTGGCCGGCGAGCCCGCTCAATAGCTGCCGAGGAGACGCCCGTCCCGATGAAGGAAACATGCAAGTCAGTCTTGAGCATCACCTCAGGGATGTGGAGGTAGCGACCGGCAGGAAGCGCCCGCGGCTGGCGCCGAACCCTGGGCATATGCTTGTCCATCAGCGCGATATCGGCGGCGACTTCTTCCTGGAGGCTCTTGCCGAGCTCGCACAGCGGGACGGGCTCGCCCGGGCGAATCTGGCTCCAGGCATAGCGATCAGCCAATACCTCGTTGATGCTGCGGATCACGCTTTCGCAGCGGGTGCGGACCTGGTGGTCATCAATACGACCGGTATCCCAGTAGCAGAAATTATCCACACGGTGCCCGATCTCATGAGCAACGATGAACGGATAGATTTCGTGATCTTCGAGGATTGACCAATCGATCTCGGGCCGCTGGACACGCCGCAGCCGGCCCGCATCTACGCTGGTTGAAAGCTCAATGCCGCATCCCTCAGTAAACGACAGCTCGTCTGCCGAGACATCCATGCAGACGAGAGTGGCGCGAGGGTCGAAGATGCCCCAGCAATTGCCCAGAGCACGGAAAGTCGAGAGACTCAGCGCGCAGCCTGCCTGCTTTGCCTGCTCGGCGAAGCTACGGTACTGGGTGCGAGTTAGGCGAAGCGTGGTGTCGGTTTTCATGGCCGCACCTCGATATCAATTCCAGGTCGCTCACCAACTACGCCGTAGGACGCGCCCAAGTGGCGATGCAGCCAGCAGAAGTTCCCGCTGAAGATCCGCACCTGCTCGACATGCCGACTAAGGTCACAGGCCAATTGGCTGTTGTGGTAGCCGCCCAAGGCAGGAACGATCTGGCCGAGAACGAGCGCCGCCAGGCGATTGAACTCATCGCGAGCGAAATTCATTGAGCACATGTCGTCAGCGTCGAGCACTGCTTCACGCAAGACTTCGCCTTCAAGTTGGCCAATAACAGAAAGGGAGGTGGTCATGGCTGCCCCTCCGAATTTCGCGCCACGTTTTGCGACTCAGCGTTTCGTGGCGCGAACTCGCTGCACGGATAGATCAAAGCGTTCAAGTGCCCGTCATAGGAGAGCATCGCCAGATTTGAAGCGCGACAATCAGCGTCATACTTACCGTATGAAGGGTGACTGCCGGCGCCCATCTTCAGGGCCCAGTCAGGAAGCAGTTTGCGGCAACGCATTTCGTTGAGGATCGTCCACCAGGTTGAAGCATGGGCGCGTTCGGCGATGAGAAGCGCCACGACGGCATGCTGTTTATCCTCAGGCACGATGGCAGCAACTTTCGGCGCAAGATCGGGGTCTCCCTGATCGGGGTATTGCGTATCTGATAGCGGGGTGCTATTTTTTGGGTGCATGAAATCGTCCTCTAGACGAAAAAGTACTGAATCACTCGCTGCGAACGAGTGGTTTGAGAAGCCCGCCTGCGAAGCGGGCTTTTTGTTGCCCGGAGAAAAGTCAGCCAGACAGCAAAAACTGGAATGGGTTGCGGGGATTCATGGGGGCGCCTGCTGGGTACTGTATGAATTCACAGCCATATTGGAGGCCTGTGCTAGACGGGCGACTTGGTCCAAAATTTGTTCAGGGTCGGGGCGAGCTTTGTGATTAGGTCCGGCGGATGGGAACCCCTTCAATTCGATCGCTTCGAATGAGCCACAAGGTTTTTCCGTGACGAATATGAGTCGCCCAGTCTTCAGGGCTTTGCATATCGCGGTTTGGCTTGAGCCAAGAGATTTTGCAGCTTCCTCTTGACCTATCCCCTCTACAAAGGAACTCAGTGGAATTGGCGTCATACGCTCACCTGAAAATGGCTTATGACACAAAAGATAACTTGCGGTGCTAGAATTGTAAAGACCGGCGGTCCTTTGCAAATCAAGACCACTGGTCTTAGGCTTCAATTATGAAAAAGCGCGAACTTACCTCCGTTGAAAAGGAAGAATGCCAAGCACTTAAGGCGATCTACCTTGCGAAGAAAAAACAGCTGGGACTCAGCCAAGAGAAGATGGCGGAAGACTTTGGGATGACTCAGACCGGCGTCAGCATGTATCTGAATGGAAAAAACTCGCTCAATGTCATGACGGCGGCCAAGTTCTCCAAGCTGCTGCAGGTGCCTATCTCTTCCTTTAGCCCGCGAATCGCGGCAACGGTTGAGAGGCTCGCAAAAATCAACGTCGCAACTGAGGCTGTGCCAGTAGAGTCCAATGCCGAGCATCTGGGAGATCTGTCGGTATGGGAGGATGGGGACCGTCTTGATGAAGATGATTGCGAGGTTCCCTATTACGCCGAGGTTGAGTTCGCCGGCGGGACTGGTATGACTGAAGTTATTGAGCTCACCGATAGAAAATTGCGATTCAGTCAAGCGACTCTTCGGGCGGCAGGCGTTGACTGTAGAAGCGCCGCGTGCGCTCGCGTCAAAGGCAAAAGCATGGAAAGGCTCATCCTTGACGGGGCGGCTATCGGCTTTGACAGATCCTGCACAGCGATCTTTGACGGTGAGATTTACGCCTTCAATCAAGAAGGGATGCTAAGGGTCAAATACTTGTACCGAATGCCTGGCGGCGGCGTACGAATCAGGAGCGAGAACTCCGACGAGTACCCTGATGAGATCATGAATGCGGAGACGTTCAACGAGCAGGTTCAAATGCTGGGACGCGTCTTCTGGTGGAGTACAGTCCGAAGGGCTCCGAGATTTTAACTGTCCACACCCAATCAACAAATCCCGGCCTGGCTGGGATTTTTTTTGCCTTCGGAAAATTATAAAACCGCAGGTGTTGACTTTAAATAGCACCGCAGGTACTTTTGCCTTACCGAATTTCAACACCGCAAGATTAAGGAAGTCTCATGGATATCGTTATCGGCAGCTGGAAGGGCACAGTCCGGGCAAAATTTTCCCCCAGGGAGATGGAAGCAGTTTTGCTTTGTGCGAACAACCTTACCGTGAAGCAGGCAGCCAAGCAGATGAGCATATCGCCAGATAGCGTTACCAAACGCCTATTAAGCGCAAAGTTTAAGGTAGGCGTATCCAGTATCCGCGCTCTTGTTCTTGAGTCGCTTCGCCTGGGTTTCATCGCGGACGCTTCGTATTCGGTTCCGGCCGATCCGGATAAACAGCCAAGGGAGCGGCAGCATGATGGGATTTTCCTTGCTTAAAGTAGCGGCGAGCGCCTTCGGCGAGGGCGCTGTCCGGTGCGAAAGCATCATGTGGCATGGCTAGGCATGGCAGGTTATGGCGATGCATGGCAGGGCACGGCTTGGCATGGGCTGCAAAGCAGCGTCATGCATCTTGGTAACAGGGTGCATGGCGGTGACAACGGTCACCCAAGGCGGGGCACGGCAAGGTGCGGTCCGGTTCGGCGCAGCTTGGCAAGGCATGGGCTGGATGTATCAGCGTACTGGTCACCACTTGGTGGTCAGTACAGTGAAACAACCATCAAGGCAGGGTACGGAAAATGCAGACAATCAAACTCAAACTCATTGGCCAGTCGCCGCTGCTGATGCACAGCGACCGGTTCGCCAATCCGCTGGACGAAGCGACCAAGGGTCACAAAGTGCTGACCAGCAAGCGCAAAAAGCTGGATGAGGACCACGCCGACATAGCCAAGTCTGAGTGGCTTGGCGCGCTCTATCACGACGCGGAGCTGGGCCCATTCCTGCCAGGCCAGAACATCAAGTCCGCGCTTGTAGGTGCAGCAAAAATCCAGCGCTTGGGTGCTGCATTCAAACGGGCCGTGTTGGTATTGGATGATCGCTGCAAGCTTGAGTACACCGGGCCCCGCGACCAAGAAAAGATGTTCGCGAACCCTCGATTCGTTGATGCGCGCAGCGTAGTGGTGGGCACCTCCAGGATTATCCGGTATCGCCCGAAGTTTTCGGACTGGACCACCACCGTTGAGATTATGTACTCCCCTGAAATGATCGAGCGTGAAGACGTGATTCGCGCAGCCGAGAACGCCGGGTTATTCGTTGGCCTATGCGACTACCGCCCAGAGAAAGGTGGCGCGTTCGGTCGCTTCAATGTCGAGGTGATGGAATGACCAAGACGACACTCCACCCGGAATGGCGCCAGGCAGCGAAAGATATCGCCGAGCAATTCAAGTACGGCGATCTGGTAAGCATGGTCTGGCTGCAAGAAGCGTTTCATCTGCAAGAACCCAAAAACATTGATGAGTTCAAGTCGTATCAATTTGATTTCCTCGCCAGTATGGACGCTCTACGCCAGGAACTTCTGGAAGAGCACAAGTTGATTCTCCGAAATGTTCGCGGGGCTGGCTATGAAGTTGTCGAGCCAAACGAGCAAGTTGAGTTCGCATGGCATTCTGCGTTTGGAAAGGTGAAGCAAGAACTGGGCAAGTTGGCAGGCGCAATTCGCAATATTCGCTATGACGAACTATCAGAAGAAAAGCGTCGAGAACACGCCGATGCTCAGGCGAAGCTGTGCGGCGTAACCGCTTTCGTACGGCGCGAAGGCAAGCGTAAAACCGGACTCCTTAAAGCGTCCTAAGACACATTTAACACCTCAAACTTTATTGATTGCCAAGTTATCGGCGGGCTACCGGCTTGCCTGGAGAAAACAAATGAGGTCTATGCGAGTTACACCTACACGGCTTTTCTTAATTTCGACAGTGATACTTTCCTACATCACTGCCTCGGGTATTTGGTTGATCCACTTCGCTCCAAACCTGATCGGGAGTTCATCAGAGTTTGAAGTTGTTGCTGGCTTCTTTGGCGTTTCCGTTTGGTTGATTGCCTCTGCGTGCCTAGCCTTGAGCGTGATCGGCGCCCCGCCTGCCCCACGACATCCCGCTGAGCCGTTCAACATCGACACGCACGTACACATGATCGTCGATGCTCGCCGGTACCAGTGGTTGCGCGATCGTGGCCGCGTTATCGATATCGACACCTGCCTTTGCGTTGGGAACGACGATAAATTTTACTTCGGGCATGAACTCGATAAGAACGTCGACGACGCGATGCGCCTGGCCCGCCTGAAGGAGTTGCACCCATGCGCGGACTAATCATCATTGCCCTGCTGCTGATCGTTGGCCAGGCCAGCGCCGAACAACTCACGACGGAAATCAGAACCTTCCACGACGTGAAGCGCGGCGTTACGTGCTGGGTCTTTGACGGACTGAGGAGAGGTGGAATCAGTTGCTTGCCGGACAGCTCGCTCCTACAGGCGCCCGCCAGCACCGCCACCGATGAAAGCCAGGCGGACCGGGCTTCTCTGGCAACTTCCATGTGCCAAATCGAGCAATTGCCCGCCACCCCGCTCCCACAGGAACAGGGGTTCCAGCTATGAATACTCGCATTGCGAATGGCGCAACCATGCATGTCGGCCGCAACCGTGCCGGCGAGCTGGCCAACCTCGGCTCCCGCTTGGTCCGCCTGGGCCAGATGCTGCAGGACGACCAGACCAAGATCGGCGATTTGATGCGCCTGGCGCAGGAGTGCCGCTTTAACCTGAACTTGCATGTGGCGACTGATTCGGATGGGCGCGGCGATGAACAAGGAAAGTGACGCGACACCATCTACAAATACCGAAAACGTGTCGCGACACGAAAACTAAAAGTGACCCAGGGTCACAATTAAAAGGAGGTAGGTATGTTTCTGACAGCGGAGGAAGTTGCAGACCTGACCGGCTACAAGAAGCCAGGGGCGCAGATAAAGTGGCTGACCGCCGAACGCTACGGGTTCGCGGTAGGTGGTGATGGGCACCCGAAGGTGCTGCGCCAGGTTGTCATCGGGCGGCTGGGTGGTATTCAATCAAGGAAGGGGCCAGAGCTTCGGCTGGGTTGAGGTGAAGATCGATGCGTCCGCGCAAGAAGGACCGGCACCTGCCGGCGTGCATGTACCAGAAGCATGGCGCTTATTACCTAGTCCGCAAGGGCAAGTGGAAACGCCTGGGCACCGACTTTCAGGCATCGCTGGCCGAGTACGCAAAGCTGCTGGACAAGGGCAGCCAGGGCGGAATGCCGAAACTGATCGACGACGCGCTCGAGCACATGCGCACCAGGACGAAGCCCCCCCTGAAGCCGAACACCCTCAAACAATATGAGGCGGCATGCGAACGGCTAAAGGAAAACTTCGCGGACTTTGAACCCCGTGAGGTGCTTCAGCGACACGTCGTCGCACTCAAGCTGCACATGGCAGACACGCCGAATATGTCGAACCGAGTTATCTCGGTGCTGCGGGCGGTGTTCACTTATGCCCTGGAGCAGCAGATCGTCGACTCGAATCCCTGCATCGGAGTTCGCCGGCACCTGGAACACAAGCGCGACCGGTACATCAGCCATGGCGAGTTTGAGGCCATCTGCGCCAATTCAAGCGACAACATGCGCGTCATCTATGAGATGTGCTACCTGACCGGCCAGCGCATCGGTGACGTGCTTGCCATACGGCTGGCCGACATCAGCCCAGAGGGCATCGCCTTCAAACAGGAGAAGACGAATGCGAGGCTGCTGGTGCAGATGACGCCAGACCTGGAGGACCTGGTGGCCCGGGCAAAGGCGCTCCCACGGAAGATCCGCGGGCTAACTTTGTTCTGCTCGCCGCGCGGCGGAAAACCGGTGCACTACAGTTCGGTTAAAGATGCCTTCGCCATCAGTTGCAGAAAGGCCGGGGTCGATGACGCGAGCCTTCATGACCTGCGTGCCAAGTCGCTTTCCGATACCGACGATCAGGGCAACGATGCGCAAAAACTGGGTGGGCACACCGACGCCAAGATGACGCAGCGTTATCTGCGCCTGCGCAAAATCAACGTCGGACTGCCGCCGACAATGCCGAAGAAGAAAGAGGTCGAACAGTAGATGGAAGCTTTACCGAAGTGCGTTTACTTCAAGCACGGCAGCTACTACCTCGTTAAGCAAGGCAAGTGGCACTTCCTGACCAAGGATGTCGATCAGATCAGCAACCAGTTGCAACTCAGGTTTGGGTTCGCAGATGGCAAGGTTCCGCACGGATGGAAGGAGCCGATGGCGCGATCCGCCCTGGAAACTCATCTGCTTTCTGTTCTTGGTCGAGCCAGGCAAAACGCCAAAGGCCGAAAGATCAAAGAGTTCGAGATCGATCAGGACTACGTGCTCGGTCTGCTGAAAGAGTGCGGTTACCGGTGCTCCGTCACTAACACTCCGTTCTCGCTCGAGGTGATTTCTCACGACGGGCGCAAGCCATTTGCCCCAAGTATCGACCGGATCGACAGCGCTGCCGGGTACGTCGAGGGCAACTGCCGCATCGTCTGTTTGGCTGCAAATATCGCTATGAACACATGGGGAGACAGCATCCTCCTGACCATGCTCAAATACGCCCGCAAGCGGCCGAGTATTGGACAACGTCAAATACTCTAA